AATTAAAAATAAAATTAAAAATAAAATTAAAAATAAAATTAAAAATAAAATTAAAAATAAAATTAAAAATAAAATTAAAAATAAAATTACTTAATAGTTATAGAAGGATTATAAACAGTTGACATATACATATACTCGCTTAAATATTTATTTTTTATATCACTATTTTCTAATCTAAAATAATTATATAAATTATTTAATAAATATGGTTTTGTTTCTAATTCACTTGATTTAGTAATTTTAACAATATAATTACAATTACCAATTGCAATATTTTGATTATTACTAATAATATGGTCACTATGATTGATTAATGCCTGTCTCATGTTCATGTTTGAAATCATATTATATATTATTATAAAATAATTAATTTTGATTTAATATTTTAATTAATTCTTCTTTTTTAATATTGCTTATATTATTTTTTAAGTCTGGATTTTTTTCTAAAACTAACTCTTTAAGTTCTTGAAGTTTTAATCTATTAAAATTAAGTTTTTTAGCTTTATTTACTTGTGTTTCAGTTGTTGCAGCCACTTTTGTCACTACAGCAGCATCAGTCACCTCAGTAACATTAGTCACCTCAGTAACATCAGTTAGATCAGTTACTTCTATCACATCGGGTATATTATTCATTTCAGTCATTTCAGTCATTTCACTCATATCAATAATTCCAGTAATTGCGATAACATCAATAATTTCATTTCTATTATTCTTAACAATATTAATAGGTTTAATAGAAGTATTATCATAATTTTCTAATTGTCCGCATAAAATATTTTTAAAAGCATTAAAATGATCGCTTGACTTTTTTTTTATACTGGCATCATCCTCATTGTCTTCATCCTCATCGTCGTCGTCATCATCATTCTCCTCATCGTCGTCGTCATCATCATTCTCCTCATCGTCGTCATCATCGTCGTCATCGTCGTCATTCTCGTCATCAGCATCGGCGTTTTTTTTAGACATTTTTTTATTAGAGCAACCATCATATTCATCATCAGATACTTCTATTTTATTGATATTAGAAAACTTATTTACTTGTTGTTTTGCTGATTCTAAAGCAATATTTGAATACAAATTACATTTTTGATTTTCTGCAGTAATAATAAAAGATTGTAATATTTTTCCTTGTTCTATAATATTTGTTTCTAGATGTTTAAATCTATTAACGCAATAAAATAATATAACACCAGAAATTAATAAAGTCAATGACAAAGATATTATAAAACTAATACGCCCTAATCCATTCATGTTCATTTAATTAACATTTATATATATTTTTTAAATTATAATTAAACGAATAAATAAATTATAAATTAATCTCGCAAATTATTGTTTTTGCGCCATCTATAATTGTTTTATTGTAATTTAAATCCTCTAAAACTTTAATTCCGCCTTTAATATTTGATATTCCAGAAATTAATTTATAAGTATTTTTATTATTAATAATTTCCATATGTTTATTAACTATATTACTGTTCTTCTCTAATAAATTACATAAAGAAATATAGTGAGTTGTTAATAAAAAATTTAAATTTGTATAGTTGGAAATAAAATTTAAAAAACTGTAAGCGCTTGCGATTGCCTCTGATGGATTAGTACCTGAATATAATTCATCAAATATACAAAAATGTCTATCTTTACCATTTTTATTATTTATTAAGCAATCCAATATTTCTTTACATCTACGAGCTTCTGCTTGAAATAAACTATCTCTTTGAGATGTATCTGGTATATTAAGATAAGAATTAATATATTTATATACATTTATAGTTGCTTTTTTATAACACCCTAATCCTAATTGTTGAGATAATATTATATTAAAAAGTGTAGTTTTTAATATTGTAGTTTTGCCGGCCGCATTAGGTCCAGTAATCAGTATATTCTTATCTAAATAACAATTATTAGTTACCGGAGATTCTTTTATTAATCCAGCAAAAAACGCATTTATAAAAGTAGTTTTATTATTTGTAAATTTACAGAAATTTAATTTTTTATTTTTAATGTGATTTTGTATATTTTCTATATTTAATAAATAATAATGTAAATCTATAGAATAATATAAAGCATTTTGATAGTCTACATTTTCATATAACTCATAAAAACATTTTAATATTTGACCCACTTTAGCAAAATCTGTAATTTTGAATTTGGTAAAATCTATTTTTAACAAATCAGTTTTAAATATAATTAATGTTGTTTTGATAGTATTATTTTTATTTATAAAATTGGAAAATGACTTTTTAGAATATTTATTAATTGTTTCAATGTTATTAATTGAATTGTCTATAAAATAAATTATTTGTTTTAAATAATTTTTAATTTTATAAATACTTTTATAAAATTGGTAACAAGACTTTATATTTTGATAAATACTAAAAAAATAAAATCCAAATGAAAATAATAAAAATAACTTTTGACCCATATCTGCCTTCTTAAATTTTATAATCATTTGTCCTAATATATGATTTTTAAAAATAACAATAAGCGACGCAACATATTTATCAATTGTAATTGATTCTTGTTGTGCTTTAAGAATAAAAAAAGGCAATATTAACATTATTATGGGTATTAATATACTTAAAGCTGGAGATGTTAAATTATATAAAGTTAATCCTTGTAATACTAGAGCAGATTTATTAAAACATTTAAACTTATCTATTTCTATATAATGATATTTTTCATAAAACCCAGTTTCATTTTTTAATTCTAATAAAATTTTTTCTAAATTTTTAATATTATTATAATAATCCTCGCTTGCTTTAGTTTGTTTTTTTTCTTCTTTTTTATAATTTTTTAAAAAATATTGATTATCTTTCAAAAACTTTTTATTTGTTGTATAATATTCACCCCATTTGTTTATTAACTTTGTAGAGGGTCTTTCATCACTTGATAATATATTATTATATAATGAATTATTTGATATATCTAATAACTCTAAATCAGTCTTAATATTGTGTAATAATTTTTCTTTATTTTCTAAATAGTAAATTGGTAATTGAAATATGTCTTTTTCATTTTCATAAATTAATTTTTCTGGTTTTTTTTTATTTTCAATATAGTCTAATAAAAACGAAAACATAATACTATAAAAATATATTATTATGTTTTTAGTATTCCGCATTAATTATTTATTTATAATCTTCTGGTAATTCCATAATATTTGTTTGATAAAATTGTTCAATATCTTTTAACTGCTTATAATCACGTCTTGTTATAAAATTAATGGCAACCCCTTTTCTACCCCATCTTCCGCTTCGCCCAATACGATGTAAATATGAATGGACACATTTTGGAATATCAAAATTTATAACTGTACTTACTTGTTGAATGTCAATTCCTCGTGCTGTAACATTTGATGAAATTAATACACGAAACTTACCACGTCTAAAGTCATCATAATTTGTTTGTCTTGTTGATTTATCTAAATTACTATGAATTAAACATACAGGATAACCATCACTATTCATTGCCTCATATAAATCACTTACTCTGGTAACGCTATTACAATAAATAATACATTGCGCCACCGAAAATGTGCTAAATAAATCTTTTAATGTTTCATATTTCATCGCATCATTTTCTAAATTTACAAAATATTGTTTAATTCCTTCTAATGTTAATTGTTCTGATTTTACAATAATTTTAATTGGATTAGTAACAAACTTGCTAGTTAATTCATTTATTGCAGTCGGCATAGAAGCACTAAATAATGCTTTTTGTATATTTTTAGGTAATAAATCAAAAATGTTATAGACTTGGTCCTTAAATCCACTAGATAACATTTCATCCGCTTCATCTAAAATTAATAATTTAATTGATTCTAGATTAATATGTTTACGCCGTAAAATATCATATATTCTTCCAGGACAACCAATAATTATATGAGGCGAATCTTGTTTTAACGTATTTATATCATTTTCAGTATAAGTTCCTCCAACCAGTAATTGACTTTTAAAATCACTAATATTAATGGCTAATGCATCAACTACATTTTTAATTTGGGATGATAATTCTCTCGTTGGAGACATAATAATTGCTTGCGTACTTTGTATAGTTGTATCTACCAGCTCTATGCTTGATATTGCAAAACAAGCTGTTTTACCTGTTCCAGATTGTGCTTGTGCTATAACATCTTTACCTTTTAATATAGGTAAAATAGATTTTTTTTGAATTGGACTAGGAGACTCAAACCCATACGCATAAATACCTCTTAATAATAAAGGATTTATTGATAAATCCTCCCAAGAGTTAATAGTATAATTAACGGCTTCATCATTTTCAGACATAATAGTAATACTTATATTATATTTAAATTGTGTTTAAATTATTATATTAAAGATATTTAATAATTTAAAAGAGCTAAAGGTCTAACACCAAAATAATTTTACTAAAATTAATAAACCTAAGATTTGCCAAACACTTGTAACTGGTTTAAAAATAGTAGTTACTTTTACTAAAACATTATTCCAAAGAAACTCGCCAATAAGCAATAATATTAATATTGCCAGCAATGTTATAATTAAACTGCCTACTAAATCGGCGATTGGAGAGCTATTTCCTACAACTAATTTACCAACACACGAATGATTACTCATTATATATATTAAAAATATATTAAAAATATATTAAAAATATTAAAATATATAAATATATTTTAATATATAAATATATAAATATATTTAAACATATATTTATAGAATGCGATATACTTTAAACGATTTTGAAAATTATATAAAAAAATATACAATTGAAAAATTATTTCCAGAGACAGATTTAAAGATTAAATTATTAGAAAAAGAGTTAAATATAAAACAAAGTGAAAACAATTATTCAACTAATATAAAAAAAAATAATCTAAATAATCTAAATAATCTAAATAATTTTAAAGCAACAGAATTTATTAAAAAAGAAGGAATTGACGTGCATTTATATCAAATTAGAAAATTATTTAATATGTTAACTGATAAAAATTATAATAAGCATGTTAATACTATTATAGACCAAATAGATTTTGTAGTTAAAAATAATACAGATAATGAAATAACAATTTATTGTAACTTTTGTTATGATAATTTATCATCTAATTTATTATATTCTAATATTTCAGCACAATTATATAAAACTATGATAGAAAAATATTCTAAATTTGAAGAAATTTTAAATTATAATATAAATGATGAAGTAATTAAATTAAAAATAAAAAGAATTGTCTATGTTGATCCTAATAATGATTATGATAAATTTTGTGATAATAATAAATTAAATGAAGCATTAAGAGCAGAGTTTTGTTTTTTTACAAACTTAATGAAACAAAATATCATTAGTTATACTGTTATTAGTAATATAATAATTAAAATATATGAAATAGTCTATAATTATATAGAAGAAAAAAATAAAAAAAATGAACTAGATGAAATTAGTGAAATTTTATATATATTAATTACAAACTCTTTTGCTGTTATTAAAAAAAATGATTTAACAATTTATAACACTATATGTTGTCATATAGAAAAAATTATTAGTATAAAAAAAGAAAATAATTCTGAAATTACTAATAAATGTTTGTTTAAACATATGGATATACAAGACTTAATTAAAAAATAGATAAATAATTATATTCATATATTCATATATATTATAATATATGAATATATATAATTAGTATAATGAATCATTGTGAAACATTATATAAAAATACTGAAATTGATGCAATTTATTTAGATTATTTTTATAAATTAATTAAAACTGCAAATAATGTTGTTAAAAAAATCAAAATAGATATTAGTAGATGCGGTAGTTTAACTTTGCCAAGTTCTCTCTATGTTCCAGTGAATATAATAAATTATATTGAAAAAACTAAAAATATAAGCTATAAAGTAACTGGAATTATTAATTCAAAACATATAGAATTATATTTTATTTGTTATGATAATGAATCTATAAATATTTATAGTTATAGTAAATATGTTTTTTTAATTATATATATTTTAACAATTCAGTTTAAAAACAATTGTTCTAACTTTATAACTATACAAATTTATTTGACTCCTTATTTAAAAATAAATCCCAAACACTCACATATTATATTAGATAAAGATCAGGTGAATACAGGATATTCACAGGTAGGATGTAATAGTAAAACTAATTTAGTTATATATAGAAAAGAAGAATGGGCAAAAGTATTAATCCATGAATTATTCCATAATTTAAATTTAGATTTTGCGTTATTAGAAATACCACAAATAAATAAAATGCTACAAAAACAATTTAATTTAACTATAAAATTTAATGTGAATGAATGTTATGCGGAAATTTGGGGCAGACTATTATTAATTTTTATTAACTCTTATTTTAATTCTTTAAATAGTAATGAATTTGCAATTAACTTTAAAAAAATAATTGTCAAAGAGATATGTTTCTCTCTAGAGCAAACAATTAAAATACAACATAGAATAAATAATGTTAAACATTATAAAGAAAATACAAATGCGTTTGTATATTATATATTAACATCTGGATTAATGCATAATTATGCAAATTTTATAAAATGGTGTGATTTAAATAATAAACATTTGTTTTATTTTAACAAAACAAGCAATAATGCTAATAAATATACACAACTTATTCTCAGTAGTTTAAAAAATAAAAACTATAATCTATTAATAAAATGTTTATATAATAAAAAAAAGACACGCTCTTTAAGAATGACTTTGAATGATTTTAATCCTTGATATTGTTTTTAACTAGTTCTTGAACTTTGTATGCTGGTATTGAGTATTTATTAATCATTTTAATTTCGGCATCATTAAAATCAAAAAAGTTATATAAATCCGAATTGGTTTCTATTTTAAATGAAGAATGAATTAAAGGCAAAAACATAGATATTTTTATATTAAAATTATTGCCGATAACTTTAGTTGAGTCAGCAATATAATGAAATAACGGCGATTGAATTAATTTAATAGTGTTGCCTTCAGGATTTATAATAGCAACAGGCGACTGTGTTAATCCATATTCTCCCTTGATATCATGAAAGACATAATTATAACTACCAATTCCATTTATTATCAATTTAGGAGTGTGATAATATGTATGTTTTTTATTAGACATTACTATCTTAATCCCTTTTTTTGTTATTCCATGAATATTTTTATACAAATGACTATTGTTTTCATCTAATATAATATTCTGAGCATGCATTTCACTATTTAAAATTAAGTCAACCGTTCCATTAGTACATTTATTTTTTATTTTTTCCATTAAATTAATTCCAAAATTAACTATAAAATCATTTGGTTTAATTGACTTGTAATAACAATCACCATTAATATCTATTATTTTAGTTTTACTTAACAAATCATTCTTTGTATTTTTTATTATGATAATATCTGCATTTATCATAACATTCATTAATCTATACATAGTTGAAATGTTATACATTATAATAGTCTCTATTTTTTTTTGGGTAATAATTTCATTTAAATTTATTTTTGTATGTTGTATTTTATGATTAGGTATTCTATATACTGGTGGATGTATAAAAAGTAAATAACCATTTGGTTTGATCCATTTATTGAGAGCCATCATATCAAAAAATACATAAATATTTTTTTGTCCTTTATGTTTAATGCCATCAATATTATATGGTGGATTTCCTAAAACTACATCAAAATATTTTATTCTAAATGTTTCGGATATATCTATTTTTAGAGTATCTCCTTCATGTATATTCAACTTGTATTTTGTGAAATTAAATATTTTTTTATAAAGTAAAATGTTAGAAGCAAGTATTTCAGATGAATATAACATGTTTTCTAGTATATGTTTTTTTCTTTGTTCGCTATTAATTATTACTGATTTTAATCCATCCATTAATTTATAGTAAAGAACAATTAAAAAATTACCAATTCCTAGTGCTGGGTCAAACCATTTTAAGTTTGGATTTGAAAATATACTTATGGTTTCTTCTTTTTTATATGCATCATCTAAACTAGTAAGCATATCTGAGACAGTAGACAAAGGAGTTAATACTTCTCCATATTGTGTTTTTTTTTCAATATTTGGTTTTAATTTGCTAGTTATATATTCGTATAATTTAATTGGTTCATCTATATCAGGAATATTATCAGTTATTGATTCAGACATATTAGTATTATAAATTACTATATTTTATAATATATTACAAATTACAAAATACAAATTAAAATTGAAAAATATCATTTATAATATAGTATAAAAACAAACCACCATAATATGGGCATTCAATATTTAAATACTTATATAAAAAAGAATACAACCTCTGATTCTATTACAAAACTTAGATTTGCTGAACTCTCTAATAAAGTTATTGCGATTGATACAAGTATTTATTTATATAAATTTATTTCAAATAATAGTTTATTAGAAAGTATTTATTTAATGATTACATTATTTAAACAATATAACATTATTCCAATCTTTGTGTTTGATGGTATTCCGCCAAAAGAAAAAGAAACTATTCTTAAAAAAAGACAAAATGACAAATTAATTGCCAAACAAAAATGCGAAGAATTACAAAAACAGTTAATTAATACAACAAGCATCTCTGAACAAAATAATTTAAATGAAACAATTAACAGTCTTAAAAAAAAGTGTATTAAATTAAAAAAAACAGATATTAAAAAAGTACAAGAATTAATTGATGCGTTTGGAGTATATTATATTAATGCATTCGGTGAAGCCGATGAATTGTGTGCCAAACTAGTAATTTCTAAAATAGCATATGCCTGTTTAAGCGAAGATATGGATTTATTTTTATATGGATGTCCTCGGGTTTTACGATATTTGAGTTTAACTAATTCAACTGTTATTATTTATTATTTAGATAAGATATTAGAAGAGTTAAATTTGAATTTTAAAGAGTTTAAAGAGATTTGTGTTATCTCAGGAAGCGATTATATAACAAATAATACTTTTAATTTTTATACTGTATTAAAATATTACAAAGAATATAAAGAATCTAATGATCCACAAGAGTTTTATATGTGGTTATATAATAATCATAATATTGACAAAACAATTGATTTTAAAGAATTATATAATGCTTATTTTATGTATCAAGTTTCGTCAAATAAACTTAAAGTAGATATTAGTGAATTTAATAAAACAATTAATCATGATAAAATTAAAGAAATAATGACACCAGAAGGGTTTATATTTATTGAATAAAATTTATATTTTTGATATTTAAATATTTTCATATTTATATATTTTATAAAATATATAAATATATTTTTCTATTTTATAATAATGGAAAATATTGATTATTTACAAGAGAATAATAAAAAAATAACTAGTATAACTAGTATAAGTAGTATAAGTAGTAAAATTGTTACTAATGTACGAGTTGATTATGAGATTCCAAAAAAAGAGGAATATAATCATTTTTATAAAAAAAAATATACTGTACCATATTTAAAGTTTATTTGTAAAGAATTTAAATTAAAAAAAACAGGAAATAAAATAGAATTGATACAACGAATCTATAATTATTTACGTGAAGCCGCTTGTATTCTTACAATACAAAAAAATGCCAAAAAATATTTAGTAAGTAAATATGTAAAAAGGTTAAAACAACAAATAAACTATAAAAAAAAATGTAAAAACGACACTGATTTTTTTACATTAGAAGAGTTATCTGAAATACCGAACTCTCATTTTTTTGCGTTTGAAGAAAATAATAATATATGGGGTTTCAATATAATTTCTATATATAATTTATTTATAAAAAATAATTCAAAAGATATTTTGAATCCTTATACGCGAGAGAAAATAAATAATAATGTATATGATTCAATCATTTCATTAATTAAATTAAGTAATATATTAGGAATTACAATTAATTTAAATCTTAAAAACAATCCTGATGATATTCAGTTGTCTTTAAAGAAACAAAATGAAAATACTAGCTTAGAATTATTTCAAACAATTAATGAATTTGGACATTATTCACATTATTCTTGGTTTTTAAGTTTAGATAAGACAGCATTAATTCGTTTTGTTAGAGATTTAATTGATATATGGGAATATAGAGCAGAATTAACTTTGTATACTAAATGTAAAATCTGTTTTCCAAGTGGGAATCCATTTAGATATAATCTTAGAGTTTTATGTAATAATAATTTTTATGAATTGCAAAAAAATGTATTATTAATCATTTCTGATTTTATTACAAAAGGTATTACTCCTGAGTTTTGCAGTATGGGAGTATCATATATTTTATGTGCTTTAACATTAGTAAGCTCAGAAGCCGCGGAAGCAATGCCATGGTTCTATAGTTCTGTTATATAATTTATGCGTTTAAAAATATATTATTTTTAATATATTTAACATTATTAACATTAATAATATTAATAATATTATTAATATTAATTTATCATTTAAAATACTTAAAAACGAATTATTAAAATAAAGTATAATGCCAAAAGCAAACCCAACCCCCAAGCCCGCAGTGAATCCAAAGCCTACAAAGCCTACTAAGGCTGTTGTTCCTGATATTCCTGTTGTTCCTGTTGTTCCTGATGTTCCTGTTATTGCTGATAAACAGAGCACCCGTAAGCCTAAAAAGGTAAAAGATGCAGTTGTAATTACAAAACCAGCAGAGCCAATGATTTCAGATGAAGTAGTTAATTGTGTAGTTGACTCTGCCGCTGGTGTTGTTGAACTACCTACATGTGATGTTCAGGTTAGTGAGAACTTTACTAATTTCTTTCACAAGCTTCAAGGTCTTACCGCACTAATTAATACTCTAAAGAGCGAGTTTAGAACACTTGAGAAAAGATCAATTCGCGAACTAAAACTTGCCCAAAAAGTTAATGCCAAAAAGAAGCGTAAGTCAGGCAATCGTTCGCCTAGTGGTTTTGTAAAACCAACTTTAATTTCGGATGAGCTTGCCAATTTTCTTAAAAAGCCATTAGGCTCGGAAATGGCTCGCACCGAAGTAACACGTGAGATTAACACATATATTCGTGCTCATAGTCTTCAGGATAAAACAAATGGCCGCCAGATTAATCCTGATGAACCGCTTTCTGCCCTACTAAAAGTAAAAGAAGATGAGGTGCTTACGTATTTTAATCTTCAGAGATATATGAGCCCTCATTTTGCCAAATCGGGAGTTAAAGTCTAATTATCTATGTAAATTTCATTGCATATGAAAATGGGCGAGTATTTAGAGGTCTGATTGCATATTGTTTAGGTTTATTATTTGAATTGTTTAAATTGTTTAAATTATTTAGATTATTTGAATTATTTGAATTATTTGAATTATTTAAATTGTTATTTAATCCTTGATGTTGATTAATTTTTTTAAATAAAGCTTCTGGAAAGAATAATGTATTTTTTTCAAGAACTTCTAAATCTGTATTTGATATTTTTATATTAGGGATGTTCAACTCATTCAACTCGTTCAACATTTTAATATTAAAATAAAATAATATTAAAATATTATTTTAATATTATTTTAATATTATTTACTAAATATATTTTTTATAAAATTTATGTAACTTCCATATTGGCGTTTTTTTATTTAAAGTCCATAATGAGAAACTATTAACATAATGACGACAATCATGAATTCCTAAAATATATTTTTTTTGTAATGTTTTTTCAAAAACTTCTATCTCTTCTAATGTTTTATTTGTTTCACCCCAAAAAATTGTTATATTTTCTATAGTTTTTGATAATAATAATTTATAAAATTTATCAATAATTATTAATTGATTTGTATTTAATGATTTTTCTTCACAAAAAGGTCGGTAATCATATCTAATAATTTTATTTTCATTCTCATTTTTAAAACTGATTCCAATATGATATAAATTGTAATATTTATTAAATTTTTCTAAATGTAAATTAACAATCACTTTTTTATGTATTAATGGTTGAGAGAACCCAATTTTACTTTCAAATAAAAATAAAAACAAAAACAAAAACATTTGTTTAAACATTATTAATAATAAATATTATTATTTATTATTTATACTACTAAAAATTTTATCAAAGTTTCAACTACGTTTTTACTTATTTTTCTTTTTCCTCCTTCATAATCAATAATAATAGAGCTTAAACACTTGTTATCTTCGCATAACGCATTTGTAAGGTCTTTAATTGTTTTAAATTTAAGCATAAGCGTTTTTGCAACATGTATGCTTACGCCTGGTATTTGTGTTAACATTATTTCATTAATATTATTTGTTGTTATATTAGATTTTTTAGAAGTCTTAATTACATTACTATAAGTAGAAGCAGTTGCTGATGTTTGTGGTTCTAGTTTCTCACTTTCTTCTATTTTAATTTTTTCATAAAAACGAATAATAAATTCTGCCGTTTCTGGTAATCCAGTTGTACGAAGGATTGAAAATCCTTTTTTGTATGACAATGATAAAATAGATGAAAATAACATTTTTTTGGTTGATTCTTGTTCTTTATTCAAAAAACTTATTATGTTTCCTTCAATTATATAATAAATATATTTATTATCTAATTCACTATGAGATAATCTAAAGGATTGTTCTTTATATCTCCCATCTTTAATGCTTGAAATTAAATCAGCTAATGATTTTCGTTCAAAAAGTAATACAACTTCATTGTTGTCATTTTTAATAATAATATCACCAAGCTCTAAGTTTTCTAATGAAATATTATCAATTCTACTTTGTAAAGCAGTTATTAATTCAGTAGGTTCTCTATTATCTATAACTAATTTCATAAATTATAATGTATAGTGCTATATACATTATAATGTTTATATTTCTTTATATATTTATGCACTATTAAATAACAAATATGCTAAATAGAGTCCGAAAAAGTTCTTTGCGAATAAATCTAAAATATTATAACTTATATTTTTAACTTTATAAGACATTACGGAGGCAATACCATATAAACCCCAAATTCCTGAGAAATACCAAAAAGTATTTGCTCCAAGTCTAGTATATTGTGCATAATTTACATAAATTATATAAAACATTATAAAAAATGGAATAAACCCTAAAATGGCAGCAAGATTAAAAGACATTTTTTTAATTTCTGCTAAATAACCAAACATTAACATTAATGCATTCAATAATAACACAATAAATATTGTAGTTAAATTGTCTTTTGTTAGATCATATAAGTTTTTCTGAATTCCATTTGTTTTTTCTTTATTTTTCATAAAATCCAAATACATCATATAAACATATAACATTAATGGAGTGCTTAATATCCAATCATAATATCTGTATATTGTTATGTTTTTTATTTGTGAAAAGTTTTTTACCATCCAGACATAAAAAACAAATTCAATTATTTGAGCAACTGTTTCAAGCCATAAAAGTTGCTTTATAACAGTTAATGAAAAAGGAGTTTTAATAAGTAAAGCATATAACCCAATAAAAAAAGTTATTATTTGTATTATTATAGACCATACGCCGCTCTTATAAATTAAATTTTTCATTTATATAATATAAATATATAATAACATTTACTAAATATATATAAATATATATATTTATATATATTTATATATATTTATATATATTTATATGAGCGATTTTTTTTATAGAGAGGAAGCAGCAACAAATGTATATATTAAAATTTTTGATGATAAAATATTTATAGATCAAGATACCCTTAATTACATAGTTACTATGTTAAATAATATATATTTTAATTACTTAGTATTATTATTTTTAATAAGTTGTACTGGTGGAATGAGTTGTTTATATTTATGTAAAAATAAGAAAAAAAGTAAGGAGTATGTACTAATTAAAGGGCACCCTTAAGGGCTCCCGCCCTTAAACATGAGTCTAAGGAGGCTCTGCCCCTTATTGTAATAAAAGAGCAATATTATGTGTTATCAATTCATTATTACTAGTAATAATGAATTCGTGCAATTTATGAGTAAATAAATATTTTATAATAGTTTGCACTAAAAATAGCATAAATTCATTTATATTTTTTTTTGTAAATACTTTTTCGCATATATAATAATATAAAATGCTAATTATAACAACTTCTTCATCATTGGCATTAAACTGTTGCTTACTGGCATCTAAATAATCTAGCATAACATTATTTACTGTTTTTTCTATATTTTTTTGAGTTTTTGAATATACTATCTTATTTTTTATAGGTGTAATAAATGTGCGGTTTAGTTTAACATGTTGTTTTTCTTGCGCTGCAGTAATTATAGGTAATTTACTTGTAGGATTTTCACTAACAAGTTTTTTTCGATTAACCATTTCAGCAATATTTGCAGGTGCTGACTTTATCCGTTTCATTATTTATACTATAATGTTATTATTATTTTATTATTATATTATAATATTTCAATTTTTATATAGTTTATATAAAATTATATATAAATAGTATAGTATACAGTATAGTTAATGTCTAATCATAATAATATTATTATTCCATTGCTTGAAACGTCATTAAATAATAAGAATAATAAAAATATATCAGCGCTAACTTTTGACACTATAAATAAAGAAAAAGAATTAATTATAAATGAATTAAAGTTATCAAAAAAAAATACAAATGAATTATTAAAAAAATTAAAAGACTATCAATATATTGATGAATATCCACAATTAATAGAAGGAAGATATATTCGTTGGATTAATATAACAAACCCAGACTATATAAAACTTACAAATGGTGGAATTTTATGTGAAATTAAAATAAATGATTCTATTTCATTACTTATGAAGAATAAAAACAATGTTTTTTTTCAAATTAAACTTGATGAATGCTTACTATTTCAAAGATTAACAAATCAAGAAAGAATTATATTATATGCTATTGATTTAATTAATTGATTCATTAAAACAAATTTCTATTTAATGAAGTTGGTAGTTTATGTCCAAATAAAAGCATATATACTAATGCTAAAGCAGCCAATAAAGCACTTCTGGTTTCAGCTTTAACTTGAGTTTGACGTAGAGCATAAAACATAATAAGATACAACACTATACCTATAATTACAGCATGTAAAATCATCGCAATTGCACTTTCCATTTTTGTATATATATATATACATTATAAAAAAGAAAAAAAAAGATTATAATTAACTAATTTGTTAAAATTATTTAAATACTAAGTTATAATTTATAAAGAAAGAAGAATGAGTATATTAAATGAACTATACATGTTAACTCGTGAAAATATGATAAATCATATGACAACTAATCTAAAAAATAATAAAGTAGAAACTAACTTACAAGTTAAAAATAATAATAATCATCATCATAATAATAAAAATAAAAATAAAATAAATGATTTATTATTTTGGACTATTTATAAAATTGTCAATGAAACTGATGACAGTGAATTAGATGAAAAAGCGAATGGATTTGTCCTAGAAAAAGAGTTTAAAATTAAATGTATTGAAGATTTAAGAAAAATTAAATCAAAATTAAAAATATATAAATTATCTTTAAGTGAAGTAGAAAATCAATTGTTAAATGAAAAAACAATTAATCTTACTGCTTTTTTTGCATTGGCGTTATTATTTAATTTAAATATATTTTATGTATGGGATAATAAATATTATGAATTTAATTGTTGTGGAGATGGAAAACAATATATTATAAAGAATGTGAATAATAATATTACAATAGTAGATGAACCTATATTATTTTATAAAGAAAATTATTATGAAGTAGATAATTTTAAAAAACCAATTAAAAGCATAACAAATTACAGTAAAGATGAGTTATTGGCAATTGCAAAAAAATTAAATCTAACATTTTCTAACTCTAAAGTAATTAAAGCAGATATTTATCAACAAATTTTAACTAAATTATAATTAAATATTATAATTAAATATTATAATTAAAATTGATTTATAAATATATATAAAATATATATATAAATGAGTTTTTCTAAAACAAAAGCAACAAACGCAATAAAAGCCACAAAGGCAATTAAAACAATTAAAACTACTAAATCATTAAAAGAACAAACAGCCGAATCAATAGAAAAAGAAATAACCACTGAGTTATTATTAAAAACTTTTTTAGACACAAAAGACCAATTAGGGGTTAATACTAATGCCGAGTTAGAAGTTAGGTTTGGTAATAAAAATACTGAAAAGATAACAAAAAATAGATTTGATTATACAATACAATATTTATTATCTAAAAATTTTAGTTTTGAAAATAGTGGCGTGACATATTTAAATATTTCTGTAGATAATATTCGCATGAATATAACTAATGCAATAAATATACAAAAGTTTTGTAATACAAATCAATTACCTGATGATACAAAATATATAAAAAAAACACAATATCTGATAAATGATAAACCGGCAATTGTGAATTATGATGATTTTAATTTTAGAATCTCTTATTCAAAAGAAACAAATTTAGACGAAAAAGACGAAACAATTAATGCTTTAAAATCAAATTGGATGATTAGTAAAAAAAATTTTAGATTGATTAATCGTTATACATTAATACATCCTGACTATCCTGTGAAAATAGATTTAAGTATTGTTAGAGATGCCTATAATACTAATGTTAGAGATAGTAACATATTTAAAAGTGCGCAAAAATATGAAATAGAGATTGAAATTAGTAATACTATGCAACAACTAGATCAATTAAGTAGTGTAATTTTCAAAATTAGTAAATATATTTTATGTGGTCTGCAAAATACAAATTTTCCGGTATCCTATAATGAATTGAAAAATGTTGGGAAAAAATATCTTGAATTAATCGGTGTTATTGGAAATGAAATTATACCAACAAATTTTATTGGGCCCTCTTCTGTTACTTTACAAATATCTAATATTACAGAACATACTACAAATTCAAATGCAATTAATATTAGACAAAATTATTGTGTTACAGATAAGGCAGACGGAGAGAGAAAATTATTATATATTAATAATAATGGAAAGATTTATTTAATCAATACACAGTGTGCAATAGAGTTTAGTGGTGCCGTTACTAATAGCGAAGAAAGATTTAATACTTTATTAGATGGAGAACATATTAAACATAATAAAAATGGTTCTTTTAGTAATATCTATGCAGCATTTGATATATATTTTTTGAGCGGGATTGATATTCGTGGGTTAGAGTTTAAAGGTAAAAAAACAAAATCTAAAGAAATCAAATACCGATGGGAACTTTTAGAAAACACTCTTAAAAGTTTAAATACTACAATGATAAACAGCGAACAGCCATCTCCTCTTAGAATTCAAATGAAAACATTTTATGATATAACAGAAGAAACATCTATCTTTAAAGCTTGTGAGACTATACAAAAAAATATTGCCGCAGATAATTATGAATACAATACCGATGGTTTAATTTTTACACCAATAAATTATGGAGTAGGATTAAGTGAAACTAATAAAAAAATAAAATCATATAAACATACTTGGGAATTATCATTTAAATGGAAACCCGTAGAGTTTAATACAATTGACTTTTTAGTTACAACAAAGAAAACTGCGAATAAAACAGATTTTATAGGTAATAAATATGACACTGGAACAGACGTTCAAAAATTAGACCAAATAATTCAATATAAAACACTTATATTACGCGTTGGGTATGATGTTAGAAAACATGGATATGCGAATCCTTATCAATATATAATAGATGATAATATACCACTATTATCAAATACTGATAATAATGAATCATTTAAACCAGTGCAATTTATTCCATCTAATCCATATGACCCTAACGCAGGACTAACAAATATAGAATTAAAATTAGATGCAATGAATGAAAAACAAATGTTTACTGAAGAAAATGAAGTAATTGAAGATAATACTATTGTTGAATGTAGGTATGACATGACACAAGAAACTGGTTGGAAATGGATTCCACTAAGAATTAGATATGATAAATCAGCTGAATATAGAGCTGGTTTTAAAACTTATGGCAATGCTTATCATACTGCCCAAGATAATTGGTTTAGTATTCATAATCCTATAACTGTTTCTATGATAACAACCGGAACTAATATTCCAGAAGTTTATGACGAAGATATTTATTATAATGAGTCACCAGAAGAAAAGGGAGAAAAGAAGGCAAAAGGACTGCGCGACTTTCACAATTTGGTTGTTAAAAATCGTTTAATTAATTCAATCTCTAAGATAGGTGATACATTAATTGATTATGCAGTTGGCCGAGGTGGCGATATTCCAAAATGGAATGCTGCAAAACTATCTTTTGTGTTTGGAATTGATTATTCTAGAGATAACATTTTGAATCCGATGAGTGGTGTATGTAGTCGTTATTTAAACTATAAACAAAAGTTTATAGGAGTGCCAGAAGCATTATTTGTTCATGGAAATAGTAATAAAAATATAAAAGACACATCAGCATTTAATACAGAACAAGATAAAATAATAGCACAAGCCGTTTTTGGAATTGGAAAAAAAGAAGGATTACCTAAAGGAGTTATTAAATCTTTTGGAGTTGCAAACGAAGGATTTAATATTAGTTCAATTCAATTTGCGCTTCATTATATGTTTGAAAATATAGACACATTAAACAATTTCTTAATCAATATTTCACAATGTACAAAATTAAACGGTTATTTTATTGGAACTTGTTTTAATGGTAAAAAAATATTTAAATTATTAAATGGCTTAAAAGAAAAAGAAATTTATACGTATTTAAATGAAGAACAAAAATACAAATTATTAGAAATAACAAAACAATATACAAATACTGTATTTAATGATGATATTAGTTCTTTAGGATATGCAATAGATATTTATCAATCTTCTATTAATAAGAATATTCGTGAATATTTAGTAAATTTTGAGTATTTAACAATGCGATTAGAAAATTATGGATTTGTTCCATTAACAAGCGAGGAATTAAAAAAAATAGGATTTAGTAAAAGCGTAGATTCTTTTGAAGTATTATATGATGAAATGCTTACAAATATTAAATCTAAAAAAATAAGTCTTTCTAATATTGGCGAAGCGCAACAAATGTTAAAGTCAGAAAAAGAAATTTCATTTTTAAATAATTATTTTATTTACAAAAAAGTTAGAAATGTAGAAATTAATGATATTAATTTATCATTATCTAATTCTAAACAACAAGATACTGAGTTTCAACAAGAAGTTCAAATATTATCAAAATTTAATGAACCACCACCACTAATGGACGAGTCATCCGCTCCAGTCTCTGCTCTTGATATCCAAGTTGCAGAAGAGCCGGTTGCCGAAGTGCCGGTTGCCGAAGAGCCGGTTGCCGAAGTGCCGGTTGCCGAAGTGCCGGTTGAACAAACTATTAAAATTAAAAAACCATTAAAATTATTAACAAAAAAATAAACTAAAACGAACTATAACTTATTGATTAATGATTTTTTGTTTTTGTGTTTTCTTGTTAGTTTTTTATTAACTTTATATTTTTTTTTAACATATAGAATTAGATTTAAAAATTGTAAATAAGTGTTGGCAATATGTTTAATTTGTTTTGTTGTTAATTTTTTTTGTACTTTATGTTTTCTGGTTCCTCCTTTTTTAATTTCAGGAAGTTTAGCTGAGGCAACTGATTCTGTTGCTGTTTTAATTTTATCTACTAGTTTTACTGCTTTACGAAACTTATCAACAACATCTCTTTTAGTAGTATAACCAATTTTTAATCCGTTTATAACTGCAACAGCAGCAGGTCCATATACAGGAACTACCGCAATTGCATTTGTTGCGTAAGAAAATACACCATTTTCTAGTGTTGTATATATTTTATCATAAATAAGTTTAATTTGATTAAGTAATTCAGGATTAGTGCATAATTCTTTTTTTATCGCACAGTTATTTCCTCCAGTAAAATTATATAATTGTTCTAATACTCTTCTTGTAAACTCTTTTTCTGTTTTTTCACCTCCTGTTAATATATCATATAATAAAGTAAATGTGTCTTTTACAATTGCTTTAATATCTATTTCATTTGCAACGTCTATTCCAGCTTTTTTTATTATGTTAAAAGCAACAACTGGATCATTTGTACCAGCTCCGCCTTTTATTTGCTGTTTTTTTGAATATTTTTTTGAATATTTTTTTGAATATTTTTTTTTAATAATTATCATAATTATTATATAAACAATATAATATAACAATATATAATATTATATCAATGCTCCTATTTAATTTATACGATTAAAACAATCTAAATATAATAGTATAAATATATTATACTATTATAGTTATTATGAGTTATTTTATATTACCAAATATATTAAATATAACAAATGGGCAAAATATAAATATTATATACGCTGAAAGTGAAGAAAATAATGTAATTATTAGTAAATCGTTGGCAAGTTATTTAAATATTATGAAAGGACAAATTGATGATTATAATGATGAGTGGGATATATATAAAAAATATACAAATACATATGAATATATTCATAGTATTATTCCACAATATAAGATTTCTGTGTGTAAATTAAAGCCTTTATCTCGTTCATATTATAAATTAATTGAAATAATAAATACATTAGGAATTACATTTCCAAATGAATCAATTAAAAGTTTTCATTTGGCAGAGGGACCAGGTGGGTTTATTGAAGCTTTAATTTATTGTAGAAGAGTTAATTCAAATAAAGAAAATGATATATATTATGGTATTACATTAATAGATGAAAAAAATGAGAATATTCCTGGTTGGAAAAAAAGCAAAGAGTTTTTAGATCTTAATAAAAATGTGAATATAATAAAAGGAGCGGATAATACTGGGAATATTTTAAGTATTAAAAATTTTTATTATTGTTATAGTAATTATAAAAATAGTATTGATTTTATAACAGCAGATGGAGGATTTGATTATTCAAGTAATTTTAATAAACAAGAAATATTATCAATTAATTTAATATTGGCACAAGTAATATATGCCATTGCACTTCAAAAACAAGGTGGAACTTTTATTTTAAAAGTATTTGATATATTTACGCAAGCAACAATTGATATTCTATATATATTATCTTCTTTATATGAAAAATGTTATATTATCAAACCTAATACAAGTAGAAATGCCAATTCTGAAAAATATATAGTATGTAAATTATTTAAACTAAATAATACAAGTGCCTTAATTAATAAACTTATTACATTTTTTTATATGGATACTAAAAAAACTATTGTACGCGTTTTAAATATAAACATTCCCTATTTATATATAAATAAATTAGAAGATATTAATGCAATATTAGGACAGCAACAATTAGAAAATATATTGTATACACTGCATTTATTAGATAATAATAAGTCTGAAAAACTAGAAGTTATTAAAAAAAATAATATACAAAAATGTATTCAATGGTGTATAAAAAATAGTTTACCCTATCATAAAAATATAAATCAGTCTAATATATTTATATAATATTTATTAATAGTTATTGAGGTTTTTCAAGTGTATATAAATAATTATAGTTACATGTATCTACTTTTATTTCTACATATGTTTTTAACATAAATCCAACTTCTAAAGCACTATTTATTATAGAATTCTGCGAAGACATATATAATTTATGTTCATTAATACGTACTTTATTAGTATCTTTAAATTTAAATATTTCTTTAAATATAACATTTGGTTCATCTAGTCTCAATGTATTAAAATTTATATTAGTATCACTTATAAAGTTAGAACGATATTTGAACTTATCAAACATAATTACATTTTGATTTGATCTTTGATTTGATGTTTTATGAGATTTAGTGAAAGGTTTAGAATTTGGAAGACTTATATTAAATTTTTTTATATTTACGATATGTAAAATTAATACTCCATTTGGTTTTAACCAATGAAAACAGTTTTCCAAAAAATGACGCTTATCTTTAAAATAATAGATAGTAAAATATAAACATAAAATATGAGAAAAATTCCTTTCAGGAAACTCAAGGCTATTCATTGCATTTGCTAATTTAAATTTTGATTTTGGAAATTGATTTTGTGATTTAGTAATCATTGATTTTGAATTATCTATTCCTATACATTTTATATTTAAATTAGTTATTTTATTAATATGATGTCCTGTTCCACAACCAATATCTAAAACATTATAAGTTTTAAGTTTATTTTGTTCTTGAGCTTGATTTTGAAAAATATAATTAATTTCAAAATTTAATTTAGGTTCATCAAGTAATAGTTTATCATACAATTTTGAATAAAAATCATCAAAAATATCATTCTCTGTGTATATAGAAATATCTTGTTTTTGAGTAATAAATCCTTCTTTATTTTTTTTTAAAACAAATAAAAATAATAAAGAACATAATAAAACAAATAAAATAATTTCTACATATTTTATTTTTTCTAATTCAAACATCTTATTTATCTAATATATATTATTATTTTTTTATTTATTATTTTTTAGATATTAAGATTATATGAATGAATTTGAAATTAATGATATAAGAAGTAATACTGATTTTAAAAATATAACATTTTCTGGATTTGCAAAATCAAAAGTAAAAGGAGAATTAATTAAATCAATTCAAAAATGCGACATTGAACCAGCTTTTTATTGGTCTATTGAATTAATATGTGCCGGACATTATAATGAATTATGGAATTTAATAATATATTATTCTAGCCGTTATATTCATATTTCAAATCCTAAATTACATGTATATCTTGCTTATAGATTTATTAAATTTAAAAATATTGCAAATGATAGTTCTATAATAAATGATTTAGAATTGAGAAATAATCAAGAAAATAGAAAACTATTTGCTGAAATAATTTCTATTCTTTGTTTTTCTAAAAAAAATCACGCATTTGACGATTATGCAATTAAATCAAATGAAGAATTTGACATTACAAATATTACAAATAAATTAAAAGCACCAAATATAGAATATGCAAATAATATATTTAAAAAACAAGATCCAAAAGAAATATTTATAGCAATTAATGAGTTTATGTATAGTATCTCTTATGATGTTAAAGATAGTATTACCGCCTGTTATTGGGTAGAATGGATACTAAAATTTGATTACATATCTAAACAAAAAAAACATAATTGTGAATGCGACCGTAGAGAATTTGCAATTGTTGAAGAAAAATATCAAATGAATATTGTATGGGTAATTTGGGATGGCATAATTCAAGTTACACAAAATAAAAATTATAATAAAATAATCAATTCATTATTTTCTTTATTTTGTATTAAATATAAACCATCACTTAATAAAATCCGTAAATATTTAATATATACGGCCATTAGTTTTATTACTGAAAATGTTTTATTAGATAATTCTTTAATCAATAATAATGTAAATACAGATATTATTAAAAACTTGACAGAAAAAATAGACGTAATTTATAAACAAGTTAAACGTAATGAAAAGTCCCCAAATACAGATTATTTATATCATTTAAATAAACCAAAATAAATTATTCTAAATTATTACACTTTTCTATATCTAAATATATATTTCCTAACATGCAATGTTGATTTGATTTATTATTAGTATTTTTCTCAACAGAGCAATAATGAATTTTATTTGTTTGATTATTTACTTGTGTTTTGCTATTTGAAATATCGGGATTTGGTATATTCTCCCTAGGTTTTAAATCATTTATTGATTGTTTATTAGGATTAAATATAGTTAAAGGACATACTGCTTCTAGTTTTTCTAATTTATATATATTATTTTTATTGTTTTTATTGTTTGTTTCATTATTATTTTTATTATTTTCAGTATTTGGCAATATCTTGAAATATATTAATATAAGATATATAAAAAATAAAATTGCTATATATTTTATTATTTGAAATGTTAATTTAGTTTTCATTCTATTAATATATATATTTTATTTTATTTTATTTTTGTTTTATGTAAAAGCACAGATATTTATAGTTGAATTCGTTTGATTCGTTTGATTCGTTTGATTCGTTTGATTCGTTTGATTATATATATTTGGAATAGAAACTAATGATCTTCCATCATAAAATTGAACTCCATAACGTCGGCCAGGACCACCTGATAATGTTCGTCCTCGCGCTGCGTTGGCATATTGCTGAACTTTGGTTAGTCCAGAAGAACCAGCATTGTATGGTAAATTATCAGTATAACCACCCAAAGTATTAAATGCAATTGGACCGCTTACAACATTTTTATTTAAACTATTTGAAAACATATATTTTTTTTTACTAAGTAATAATTCGTTAATTCCTACACTATTGGCAAATTTTTCACTTGGAAAGTTTTCGGTATATCTAGAACCTGCTTGATTTAAACTGCCATTATTATTATAACCAGTAGAAGAACCAGTATCTCTACTATAATTTCTTAATGTTTCAATATTATTTAAAATTTCATTTAATCTGCTTGTTTTAAGCGATTCTATTTGACATAAAGTTAATCCCGACTCAACTAAATCAAATGCACTTTTAGTAACCGTTTGGGTTAATATTTCATCAGGTGTTATTATTATTTCATTCGTAATATTAGTAAGACCAATATTTAAATTAATAGTAAAATTTCGTTGAATAGATGTATCAATTATACCATTAACTTCTGTATTAGTATTATTTATAATTGGAGTATTATTGGGAACATTTAATTGAAACAAAGTAAATTTTAAATCATTATATAAAATAATATTAAATATTATATCTGGAAAACTATTTGAAACTTGCAAATTAACTGTTAAACTATTAGAATTTATTGGAAAAAAAATAGGTGTAGAAATTGTTGGATATGTAATTACTTCTGTGAAATAATTTTTGGAGAGAAAAGTATCAAAATCAAAATCTTCATAATCCTCGCCGCCGCCCCTGCTAATGCCACCGCCGCCACCACCGCCGCCACCGCCGCCGCCACCACCGCCGCCACCACCATCGTATCCGCCATCCCCACCGCCGCCCCCATCGCCGGTTATGATTTCAATAATTTCGGTATTTGCTCTAGTATATATAAAATAACCAGTAATTGAAGAATTATAAGTACTATTATTATTTGTAAGAACAATAGTTACATTATTATTCATAATAATATAACTATATAGTTTATTTTTATTTTTTATTTTTTATGATTTCTAAACAATCATATAAATATTGTGGAACTGAGTTAATTGTTCCTCCTAAATATTTATAAGTAAAATAGTTTCCATTAATACCTAGATAACATGTAGGTGGACAAATGATGCGACCACCCTCTAATACTCCAGTTTTTTTATTTAAATAAGGATCACTTCGGATATCTATAATTTCAATTAATCCTTTTAAAACATTATTGCAGGTTTTTAAATTTGGGTCATATAAACAATAAACATGCCAACCTTTTTTTGTTTTAACTGTAAAATAACTTTCAAAGTTTGGAACATTTGCGCAAAACACTTTATAAGCATATTCGGTATCAAAATCTAAAACAGTAATTCCACTTACTTTTCCTGTTCTAATGGCAAAATGTTTTGTATCTTTAGCATTTGTATTATAATCTTCTATCCAATTGCTTACTTCAGCTCCCATACTTCTATTATATTTTGGAAAAGTTACCCATTTAAGTTCATAATTATTTTTTAATTTTGTTTCAATATCACAACCAATAAAATAAAACTTATCTTTAAATTTTTCTATAAAATTTAAACTCATTTATTATTTCTTTTTATTTTTTTAATTTTTAAACAATCGTATAAATATTGTGGAACTGGATTAATTGTTCCTCCTAAATATTTATAAGTAAAATAGTTTCCGTTGATGCCTGCGTAACTGGTTGGCGGGCAAATTACATGTCCACCATCTAAATTTTTTTTATTAAAAAAGTCGTTGTGATACGGATCGTTTCTAATATCTATAATTTCAATTAATCCTTTTAAAGCATTTATCTGTGATTTTAAGTTAGGGTCATATAAACAATAAACATGCCAACCTTTTTTTGTTTTAACTGTAAAATAAGTTTCAAAGTTTGGAACATTCGCACAAAACATTTTATACGCATATTCGGTATCAAAATCTAAAACAGTTATCCCACTTACTTTTCCTGTTCTAATGGCAAAATGTTTGGTATGTTTAGCATTTGTATTATAATCTTTTATCCAATTTTGTACTTGAGCATTTATAGTAATATAATTATTTGGAACAGTTAGCATTTTTATTTCTTTATTATTTATTAATTTTGTTTCAATATCACATCCAATAAAATAAAATTTATCTTTAAATGTTTCTATAAAACTCATTTATTAATTTAATATTAAATAATATTTAATATTTAAATATTATTTAAATATTAAATATTATTTAAATATTAAATATTTAATAGTGTTTAAAATTTAAAGTTTTAATTTTTTAAATTTTTTAATTTTTTAAATTTTTACATACTAAAAATCCATTTCTTACAGATCTATTTTCTTCAATTATAACCCATTTTTCGGGTTCAGCTTTAATTTCTTCTACTATCTTAGTACACTTCGCCACATTTATATCATCCAATAATAAATATTTACATCTATTTTTAATTAATTGATACTCAAAATAAGTTGTAAACTCTCCCCCATCTAACAATACTACATCAAAAACTTCAGGTAAATTAGATCTCTCCAAAAATAAATTACATTTTTTCATGTTTTCCATATCTACTCTATGCCATTCTTTATATAAATTATTAGAGGCACATTGTGGGAATATTTCATAAAAATTATTTGGTTCATGATTAAATAATACTTCATTAAGAATAATTACTTTTGGTTCTGATAAATATAAATTACAGGCATCATTACATTTATCCTTATTACACTCTAAACTATAAAAAATATAATCATCACTTCTAGTTTTTAACACATCAACAAATTGTTTAGTACTTCCCAACCCATTCCATGTCCCTATTTCTAAAAAACTACAATTTGATACCTCTTTAGTAATTTGTCTAATTATCTCAGAAAATCTATCATTACATATTTGACCTAAATTTTGTTCTTTATGAACATTATAATTTTGTTGATCATGATATTCCCACATACTATTATTATATATTATTTATATAACTTATATTTAAGTATAAATTTTTATTTATTTATTATATAATAATATAATAAATATATAATGGAAGAAAATAATAATATTTATGTTTCAAGTAGAGGAATTTTAAAATCGTGTGATTATTATTCATCTAGTCCTTTATCTAGTATTAAACATCTAATTAATTATCCTAATCTTGAAACAATTAAACATATAAAAAATCCTTCAATTTATATATGTACAAGCGCATTAATAAATTTTATGAATGAAGTATTGCCTTTAATTAATTTTCGTTTTATTTTAGTGAGCGGTGATTGTGATGAAACTATTCCACAACAAATACTAAGTAATAGTGACTTTAATAATTTATTAAATGATTCTCGTTTAATACATTGGTTTTGTCAAAATATGACAATTCAACATCACAAAATAACAAAAATGCCTATTGGGTTAGATTATCATACATTAACAACAAATTCAATATGGGGTCCTTTATCTAGTTGTAAAGAACAAGAGGACCAGTTAATATCTTTAAAAGTAAAAGCGCGTCCTTTTTGGAATCGTAATGTTTATTGTTACGCAAATTTTCATTTTACAATGAATACTAAATTAGGATATGATAGAAAAGATGCATTTCAAAATATTAACAAAAATTTAATATATTACGAAAAAACTCCAGTAACACGAGTCGTTACATGGAATAAACAAGTAAATTTTACATTTGTAATTAGTCCGCATGGAGGCGGACTAGATTGTCATCGCACTTGGGAAGCATTATGTTTAGGTTGTATCCCAATTGTTAAAACTTCTGAGATTGATAGTTTATATAAAGATTTACCTGTATTAATTGTTAATGATTGGAAAAATATTACTGTTGATTTATTGACAACTACAATAGTTAGATTTAAAATAATGTTTGAGAATAATGAGTTTAATATGGAAAAGATAAAGTTAGACTATTGGATAAGATTAATAAATAGTTATAAATAATTTAAGATTCTGATGATTGGGACGGATAAAACCATCTAAAAGACAAATAATCAGCAGTGGTATTAGTAAGATTGCCGCCAATACCTGTTAACATTGGACCAGCTGTTATAATCTCTTGTATTTTATTGGCACCAATAGAATAAGCAAAATATTGTAACTTTGAAATAAAACCTTGAAATCCACCATTTAATGCAACATAAACAGGTTCATAATTTTGATTTGGCAAACCTTTTAATATTGCGCTTTTAGTAAGTGTTCCATTAATAAAAACATCTAATTTGTATTGATTTACTCTAATTATAACATTAAGCCAATGTTGCACTGGAATATTAGTAATAGTAACAATTTCACTTGGATTTTCAAAAGTGCTCATTACTACTAATAATTCCCTATGATCGCTTGATATGTATAACCCAGGTGCATTGTTTGGTTGGACAATTCCATTATCAACACAATAATCGTTTCCTTTATTAAAAATATGTTTAAATTGTTTTTGTCTAGATAATGATTGTCCTGGAGCAGTTCCTCTTGATTGGATGTCTGGTTCTTTAAAGAATAACCATGTAGACCATGTAAATACTAAACCTTCATTTTTATTTTGAGATCGTACTATTGGGATTGATTTCTTCTCTCTAGGATCTACTGGAATTCTTGTGAAAGTAGTGCCATCTTGAAGTCCCTTAATTAATATTGGATCATCATCGGGTGTAAAAAAATAACCAAGTATTTCAGTTCCTAATTTTAATAAAATAATAAAAATAAATATTATCAAAATTAAAAAGGCAAGTTTGGCGACAATAGTATTTGTTTCTAAAAAGGCTAAATTACTGTATATATTTTTATTATTAAAATCTTGAAAGTTCATATTAAAATATATATATATTAAAAAAGTTATTAAATAGTTAAAGAACCCGTTTCTTGATTATTTACTAAATATGTTAATTTTAATTTATATCTATCAAATAAACTTAATCTGCCTCCGCATTTTGGACCAGTTGAATAAATATTATAAACCTCATGTGGATTAAGTGCTTTTGAAAAATATTGAGTATTAGATGTCCAACCTTTAAATCCACCGTCTGGCGTTAGAACAACTGATGCTGTAGAATCTATAACAGCGGTTGCTGGCAATATACAAGTTCTTACTAATTTTCCATTTAAATATAAATCTAAAGTTCTATTGTTTAATGATACCACTAAACTTACCCAGCGCTGTAATGGGAAATTATTTATTTTACAAATATAAGCAGTGTTTGATGACCTGTTTGAACCAGCTGTTCCGGTTGCACCTGTTATTCCTTGATATGTATTTGAACTATCAAAATTTGCATAATTATAATCAGCTAATGTAGATAAATAAGCATCAACAGAAGCAGCTCTTGCTGAAGCAGCATCGGCAATTGCTGCTGCGGTATAAGATGCGGTGGTTCCATAATCACTGTCAAAGCTTTCTATTGTATCAAAACTTTCTACACCTACTGAACCGGCAGCAGCGGCAGCAGCAGCGGCTGCTGCAGCTGATGAAGAGCCAGAAGAAGCGGCAGAAGAAGCGGCAGAAGAAGCGGCAGAAGAAGCGGCAGATGAAGCGCCAGATGAAGCGGCAGATGAAGCGCCAGATGAAGCGCCAGTAGAGGCGGCAGTAGAGGTGCCAGTAGTTGATGTCGTTGCTGCACTTGGAGCATTTGGCAAACTATAAGTATTAATTGCTACATTAATATTATTTTCATATGGATCAAAATAAATCTTTGGATTTACAGAACCATTTGGACTGCGTCTCATTAATAATATTTTTTGTTGTGTTAATCTATGAGACCAATCAGTAACAAAAAACCATATTGAATAAGAGTAACTATTTGTATGTAAATTTCCTTTTAATTTGTCTGGTGATATTGTTAAAGGTAATGTTCCTGAACGACAATCGCTTAATAAAATAAATTGTCTAACATAAAACCACCACAAAAAGTATATAATAAAATAACCTATAACTACTGTTAAAATTATTTCCAATAAATCCATAATATAATATAATTAGATAATTAAAAAATTTAATTTATTAATTTATAGTATTAAACTACATGGATTTCCTCCAGTTTTTGATTTAATTAATTCCACTATTTCTTCATACATTGTTGCCGGTATTATTATTATTTCATTATTTTTTTTATCAATTACATACGGGTCAAGAAATTTATATTTTTTATTTTGATTGCTCCAGTTTTTAGAATTTGTATTTTGACTTTTAACTTTTTCTTTAATATTATTTATCTTCTCTTTCTCTTTCTCTTTCTCTTCTTCTTCATAATCAATTTCATATTGATATTCATTTTCAGGCGTTGTTTCAGTGTTGATTTCTGTATTATTTTCTGTTTTAGTTTCGGTCTCAAGCTTTGTCTCAATTTCTATTTTGGTTTCATTTGAATTATTATGTGATTTTTCATAATCTTTTATATATTTTTCTAATGTTTCTATTTTTTCATTATTTGTAGTGTCTTGAATTAAATTAAATAATTCAATAACGTCTAATTTATGATTTGGTAAATTTTTATAATTTACTAATTGTAATGCTAAATCTACAGATATTTTTTTATGTTCATTATTTTTTGTATCTAATAATTTTAATAATTCTTCGGGTAAATCTTTAATTTTTAAATATTTTTGAATAGTTATCTTAGAAATATTTACTTTTTTACATATATTATCAATGTTATCTTCACAAACCTCAAATAATTTGGCAAATGCTTTAACTTTATCATAGGTAGTCATTTGATTACGATTAATATTTTCAACTAAACTTATTTCTTCTGCTTTATGTGTGTCTACATTAATAATATTACATGGAATAGTTAATGCGTTTAATCGCAACATCGCTTTATAACGACGACTTCCAGCAATAATTTCATAATTATCTTTATTTATATTATAACTTACTGTGATTGGATTAATTAAACCATTAGAATTAATATCATTTGCCAAATCCTCAATATTTGATTCATCATTGATACTGCTTGATGTTTTTCTAACATTTAACTCTGAAATGTATAATTTGGCAATTTCAATAGATTTAACTATCATATTCATAGTCATAGTTATAATTATTTCTTTATTTCTTTATTTATAATTTTAAATTAATATCTTGTTGAGAGAGAGACTTTTGAAAATAAGATACATTTTTAATCCCGCCATTTATCCCATTTATTTCACCAATTACAGCACTATTATTATTTTTTAAAGGTGTAATGTTTGGAGTAGATGATTTTAATGTTTTATTAATAAATATGTCAAGACTACCGCCTTGGTAATTAATTATAATAGAATTCCATTTTTGATATTTAAACTCTTTAAACTCATATATTTTGACTAAACGATTTGGATTCTCTCCTGGCACTGTTGTCGCTGCCCAAAACTCAATAGTATTATTATTGTGTATTACTTTAACAATATCACTAATATTTATTAAATTGCTTGATTTAGTATAGGCATCCGATACTGATTTTGGTTGCGGAAAAATCCATAACGAAAATGCAATCGCATAATTATAATTAAAAAACTTGTCAGAGGTGTCTCGTTTTGAAGTATTTTTTAATTTAACTTCTTCATTTGTTAAAAATAAACCCAAATTATGAACTCTATCTAAAGGCACTGGATTAACCAATAATATATTTTCTTTTGGACTAAATACTTTTTTAAATAACTTATAAATATATGGAATTAAAAACTTAAAGACCACTAATAATGCTTCAATTCCAAGTAAAATTAAAATTTTTTTATTTGTCTTTAGATATTCTTCTTTAATCCAGATTGCAAAATTAATAAATAAACAAGGTAAAAATCCGCCTACAAGATTTATAAAATTTAAAATATTTTTATAATACCGAAATCCACTTTTATTTTGATTTATATATAAGTTTAAATAATAACCTACAAAATAACCAATTAGACCAAATATGCTTCCAATAATCAATCCACCTATTAGTGTAAATATTATAAAAAAAATAAGAGCAATACCTATTTCACTTTGGAACTCTTCAAAATAATCATATAACAATGATACTAAACCAATTAAAATAAGAACATTAACTATAAATTGGATATATTCTAGTTTAAAACTTGTGAATGTTATTAAAAATAATAATAATATTAAAAACGTTAATCCAGTAACCCATAAAAATGGGATTTTTATTTTCTCATACAAAGCAATATTTATATTTTTGGAAATTTGTTTATAGTTTTCAGTATTATTATTAAGATTATCTATTTCATTATTATAATTATTTATTGCTTCTTGTATTTCTCTCTCTTTTTTATTTTTATCACCATTATCATCATATTTTTCAGCAATGGATTTAATTATTGCTTCTTTTTTAATTTGAAGAATTGGTTTATCAAATAGATTTATTTTTTTTATCTGCTTATTTAGTTTTTTAATTTCATCATTTGTCGTTGTTGTTGTTATAAGTCCTAATTCTTTTGATTCATAATAATTAATCCAACTTAAGATTAAAGCGCTAAATCCAAATCCTGTAAATAAAACTATAAAAAAATTACTATTGTCATAAAACCAATCTATAGTTGTTTTAAAATAATTTGTAAACTTGACACTATAATTTTTAAGATAATTATAAACACGAGAGCTGCTTTGTTGTTGTTTATTTTTTTCTTTAAAATAATTTTCTATACTTATTTGTTCTTGTTTTTTAATATATTCATCGCTAAACTTATCTGGTGTAGGTTTTATTGGAACAACAAGAGCATAATAAATAATAATTGACATTATTATTACATAAATACTAGTTGCTATAATTAAAATATTAAAAAATTTACTTGGGTCTGTAACTTCATTATCTGCCATTTTAATTATATTATAATGAGATAATTAAAATACTATTAAATTATAATTTTTCTAATGCTGTTTTCTCTCCATGACAATTACGACATAGTGCTTCTAAATTACTTATATGATTAGAACCACCATATTCTAATCGTAACTTATGATCTACTTCAAACCATGCTGGCAACATACATCCACACTTGCCACACTTCCAATTTTGTTGTGCTGCTATATATTTTTTTTTAGTTTCGCCAACACTTCTTTTTACATTAGAATTGGCATTAGAACCACTAGTTAATATTCGTTTAATTTGTGAGGGGTCTTGATAATCGTTATTGTAGTTATAAGAAGCAAATTTTAATATAGGAGAAAGCAAATCTTTGCTTTCTTTATCTATTGGCGTAAACTTAACAAAATTGTTTGCTTGAAGACAGAAATCTTTGCTTTGAGATGGATATTTTTTTATAAATAGTAATAATGATAATCCAATAAAACCATAAAAAGCCATTTGATAATATTTTTTCCATTTTTTAAGCATATTCAAATATTTTCCATCTTTATATACATTTATAACAAAGAATCCTGTAATCAATAGTATTATAATCTCTAATTTCATATATAAAATTATAATATAAAATATATAATATAAAATATTATATTTTATATAATCTAATTATTACATTTTAATTTTATTTAATTGAGCCATAATTTGTGTAATTGGTATAACTTTTACACTATATTTATAACTTAAAAAACACTCATATACAACATCTATTATTTGGATTTTAAAATTATTAGAATAACTTAAATGTGGACTTAAAATATAATATATATAACAAGTTAATATTCCATATATGTCTACATTTTTAGAATAAATAGTGTCAAAATATTTCTGATAATCAAACTCTTGCTTCTTAAAATCATAAAAATGAAAAATTACATGAGCACAATAATTACATATTAAATCAGTTATTGCAAGTTTAGGATTCATTACTTTTAGATTTTTCAATTTAGACATTGTTTCTAATATTTCTTCTAATAGTTTTTCATGTCCTTCTGAAAAGTTATAAATAAAATTGTTATAAATAGTTTTAAAAATATGAGCAATGCTTGTAATAGTTAAAGTTGATTTATTTAAAATAAATTCTTTTAATAAATAATTTATTCTGTTTAAAAAAAATGAATTAAATAAAATACTACTAATTGGAGAATTAAATTGTATTCCTAGAGTTTTAAGTAAATTTTTTGGAATACTATTATTTTTATCTTTGAAATCTAACATTCCAAAATCAATCAGTTTTAAATTATTATTTTTATATAAAATATTATTTGGTTTTATGTCAAAATGATATATATCTAATTTATTCATTGGAATAATTGCTTTATTTATTAAATTAGTTATTAATAATGTTAAATCATTATAAGATATTAAATTATTATTTATCGTTATATCTAAATTTTTTCCTCCATATGGCATGTTAATAATCATAAGATTATTTAGATTATCATTAATATTATTAAAATTATATTCGCGTAAAATATCACACTTTGCAAAGTTATTTTTATCTTGCTCTGTTAATTTATCAGGAATGCATCTAGAAAAGTTATCTAATAAAAAATATTTTTTATAATTTGGAATAACTTTTAATAAAGTAACTATTTTTTTATATATATTCCACTCAGCTATACTATGTTCTTTTAAAGATAATTTTGATATTCCATTTGTTCTTGTTTTTTTATTATTACATTTTAACGCGGGATAAAATATACAACCATAAGCTCCACTGTCTAATACTTTACCCCCTTTCTTTGTTTTTATATTTGATTTATTTGATTTATTTAATTTATTTAATTTATTTAATTTATTTTTTTTAGTTTCATGCATTATATTAACTTATATATATAATATATATTAACTTTTTTTATAATAATAAATTGCCAAAAAAAATAATACTGTAATTATTAAAAAAGAAATATATTCTTTTTTAATTATAATACTATTTGAGTGATTTGATTTGCTATGATAATTTGTATAATTTTTATAATATTCTTCTAAACTTTCAGATAAAGAAATTTGTTTATAATCTAATTCTTTATTTACTCTATTATGTATAAAATACATCCATTTAATAAAGGATTCTCTTGAATCTAAATATGGCGTCACAGGATAAGTGTCTAATAAATTACTAAAAAAATTCCCCATATTTTCTATTGGTATAAATAAAGGTAAGTTTTGTATAAAATCATAATATTTTTTCTTAACCGTTTCATTTGGTTTTTGTGGATATGTTAAAGCAATTGTGTGCAGTACAAACCAATAATGTGGTCCCCATACTTTTGGATTTAAAAATGGTTTATTTAAACTCATTAGAATAAATATATATAAAAAGATTTTATATATAACATATAAGAAATAAGATATATTAATGACAGATTATACATTTTGTAATAATTGTGGAAAACATGGACATTTATTTCATCAATGCAAAAATCCTATAACGAGCAGTGGAATTATTGTATATAATAATGCAAATGAATTAAAGTTTTTAATGATTTGCAGGAAAGATAGTTTAGGCTATGTAGATTTTATTAGAGGAAAATATCATTTACATAATAAAAGATATATAATTAATATTATAAATGAAATGACTTTATTAGAAAAAAAAAATATACTAGAAAAAGACTTTGATGATTTATGGCATGATTTATGGGGTGATTATATAGGTATTCAATATAAAAGTGAATATAAAATATCAAAAGAAAAATTCAATATGTTAAAATTAGGTATAAAATTAAAAACTTGTGAATATAATTTAGACTCTCTAATAAATGAGTCATCTACAAACTGGATTGATCCTGAATGGGGCTTTCCTAAAGGGCGACGTAACTTACAAGAAAAAGATTTGACATGTGCAACAAGAGAGTTTGAAGAAGAAACTGGATGTTCTAAAGATGCTTTAAAAATTATTTATAACTTATTGCCATTAGAAGAATTATTTACTGGTTCAAATTATAAATCTTATAAACATAAATATTATGTTGCTTATATGAATGACACTATAAGCTTAAATAATTATCAAAAATCTGAAGTTAGTAAAATAGAATGGAAAAGTTATAATGATTGTATTAAACATATACGACCATATAATCAAGAAAAAATAGATATATTAAAACGCGTTGCCACTATTATTAATACCTATTTAATTTATTAAACTAATTAAACTAATTAAACTAATTAAACTAATTAAACAATATATTAATATAAAATATATTAATATATTAATATGAGTAACAATTTAGAAGAAGAGGAATATAACTTATGGAATTCAGATGTTAATAGTGATCAGTATAAAGAACTATATCCAAATTTAAATGATAAATCTTTTAATAGAAAAATTGCTGAAAAACAAGAGTTTGATGATACAAAATATAACGGAACATTAGCAGATATAAATGAAGAATCAAATAGATTATGCTCTGCTGATTTTGAATTAGCTCCACATCAACAATTTGTTAAAAACTTTTTATCATATAATACGCCATATAACAGTTTATTATTGTATCATGGACTTGGTAGTGGTAAAACTTGTTCAGCAATTGGCGTGGCAGAAGAGATGAGAGATTATATTAAATATCTAGGTATTAATAAAAAAATTATAATTATTGCAAATCCAAATGTTTTAGAGAACTTCCGTCTTCAATTATTTGATGAGAGAAAATTAGAACAAGTTAGTAATAATTGGAACATAAAAAATTGTATTGGAAATAAATTATTAAAAGAAATAAATCCACTTAACATACAGGGATTACCAAAAGAGAAAATAATTAAATTAATAAACAATTTAATTGATAAATATTATTCTTTTTTTGGATATTTGAAATTTGCAAATGACATAGAAAAAATAACAATTATTTCTTCTGACAATAAAAATAAAGAAATTATTATACAAAAAAAATTAGAACAAGAATATAAAAATACATTAATAATAATTGATGAGTTTCATAATATTAAAAATACAAAAGAGAATTCTAAGGTTTCTGATATTATAAAAGGTAATCCAACAAAATCAACCAAAGAAAATACAAAAATTCTTCGTAATTTTCAATTATTATTTAACAATGTGCGTGAATTACGTCTTTTATTTTTATCGGCCACTCCATTATATAATAATCAAGAAGAAATTATTTGGATTTTAAATATTATGAATAAAAATGACAATAGAGACAAAATAAGCAAAAGTGACGTATTTGGAAAAGACGGTAATTTTGTAGAAGGTGGCAAAGAACTTTTAAGAAGAAAATCAACTGGATATATTTCATTCGTTAGAGGCGATAATCCATATACATTTCCATTTAAAATTTGGCCTTATGATTTTGCGCCAGAAAAAACAAATTATGATAGTAATAAAAACACAATATGGCAATCTAGTACTGTATATCAAGGACAATTTATTTATCCATCTATAGATTTTAATAATCAACAAATAAATAACATAAAATATTTATCTCTCTACATTGTTTCTGCTGAAAAATATCAAAGTGATGTCTACACAATAACTCTTAATAATATTTTAACTAGTCAAACAAATAAGGTTGTCAAACAATTAGATGGAGAGAATGATGATACTGATGAGAATGGCGAAGATAATGAAGAGAGAAAAACAATGAAATCAACTAAAAATACAACGCAAAGTTTAGGGTTAAATTTACAATTGTTATATCCTTTAAATATAGTATATCCAAACAAAGAAATAATGGAAAAGGGGGTTATACCAATGAATACTAGTAATATAATTGCTGGTATTTCAGGGTTAGAAAGTGTTATGGATTATGATAAAAAAAATTTAAATAAGTTTAAATATAAAAATAATATACTTTCTGAATATGGTCGGATATTCTCTCAAGAGAGAATTGCAACCTATAGTGCCAAAATAAAAGCAATTTGTGACAATATAAAAAATTCTACCGGAATTGTATTAATTTATTCAAAATATATTGCAGGAGGTGTTATTCCAATGGCATTAGCGCTTGAAGAAATGGGATTTAGTAGATATAATAATCCTGATTCATTATTTGAAACGCCTCCAATTGTGCCTTTAGATTTAAAAACATATGAAAATATTAGAAGTAAGACAAGTATTCCCGCAAAATATATTATGATTACTGGAAACGTCAATTTATCACCAAACAGCGCACAAGAAGTAATAGATGTCACACGTAAAGAAAACATAGATGGTAATAAAATAAAAGTAATAATTATTTCAGAAGCTGGTGCCGAAGGTATAGATTTTAAATTTATTAGACAAGTACATATTTTAGAACCATGGTGGAATTTAAGCGCAATAGAACAAATTATTGGTCGTGCTGTTAGAAATTGTAGTCATAAAGATTTAGATTTAACATATAGAAATGTTCAAATATACTTATATGGAACTACAATAGTGAATACTGACAAAGAAGCTTATGATTTATATTTATACAGAAATGCGGAAGATAAAGCAGTTAAAATAGGGCAAGTTACTAGAGTGTTAAAAGAGGTTTCTGTTGATTGTTTATTGAATACTTCACAACAAAACTTTAGTGCGGAAATAATGAACTTAACTATTCAACAAACATTATCAACAGGAGGAACTATTAATTTTAATGTAGGAGATAAACCATTTACAACAAATTGCGACTTTTTAGATTCATGTTTATATAAATGTTATCCTGAAGATAAAATAAAAGAAACAAATAATTTAAGTTATTCTGATAGTTTTTTTAATAATAATGAAAGAATAATAAATAGAATAAAAGAATTGTTTAAAGATAAATATTATTATGAACGCAATGAGCTGTTAAGTCAATTAAATTATAAAAAAACATTTCCAACTTTACAAATATTTAAAGGATTAGAACAATTAATAGAAAATAATAACGAAATTATTACTGATAAATATAATAGACAAGGCAAATTAATTAATCTTGGAAACTACTATTTTTTTCAACCACTTGAATTAAGTGATGTTAATATTTCTTTATATGAGAGAAGTGTTCCTATTTCTCATAAAAATAATAAACTACAAATTATTGGATTAGACCCATCAAGCAAAACATCTAGCCCACAACAAAGCCCTCCGACAAGCCCAAATACAACTCCAAAAATAAAACCAATAGTTTATAATAGTGAAAAACAAAGTACAACAAATACAACAAATACTATAATTAGTAAATTAGAAGAATATTATAATTTGGTTAAATTTAATGTTAGTAATAAAATTATAGATAAGAAATCTAAAGATTGGTATATATTGGCCGGGCCAATATTATATGACTTTAAAACAATATTTTTAAAAGATAATCTTTCTATTGAAAATGATTTATATGAATTATTAATAAATCATATGTTAGAAGAATTGTTATATTATGATTTAATGGAACTATTAAATTATTTATATAATAAAGAAGAAGAAACACTTACAACATTTGAAAAAAATATATTAAATTATTTTAAAAATAATGAATTAAATTATACAAATATAACAGCATTATTATTACCTAAATTTAATAAAATTATAAAAAAAGTATCTTATGAAATAGTAACAAAATATAAAAACAAAGATAAATATATTTGGCAAAAAGCATTAAGCGAAGATAAATATGATTTAGAACAATTAATTCAGGAGAAAAAATTATACATTAAAACAAATGCCAATATTCCATATGGATTTATGGGATTGATTAATAAAAATAAAGAATCAGACAAATTATTTTATAAGTTTAAAGGCAAATTAAGTGATGGAGGTGCCACTTGTATTCAAAGAAATAAAAAAATAGTAGAAAATTTAAATAATTTATTAAGTAATTTAGATTCTTCTACTGCAAATTTAGAATTAATAAATGAAAAGAAATATAAAAAAGAAGAGATTTGTATTTTAGAAGAGTTTTTATTAAGATTAAATAGTAAAAATAAAACAAATGGCAAACTATGGTTTTTAACTCCAACCGAAGACTTTTTATTTACAGAAAAATAATTAGAATTAGAATTATAATTAGAATTAGAATTATAATTATAATAAAACTATAATAAAATTGAATTAAATATACACTATTATATAGTATTAATATATACCGATGTCAAAAAAATATAGTAGAATAAATAACTTATATAATAGAACAATTATTACAAAAAAAATTATTATACCAATGAGAAATATTACAACTATTATAAATAAAACAGAAGATTTAAATCAATATATGGAAGAAGTTATTGAAAAAGAAATTTCAGATAAATGTATTGTTGAAGGATATATTAAACCAAATAGTATTATAATTTTATCATATTCAAATGGCATTCAAGAAAACCAAAATATTAAATTTCAAGTAGTGTTTGAATGTTTAGTTTGTAATCCAAGTGAAGGTCAAATAATTAATTGTGTGGCAAAAAACATTACAAAAGCTGGAATCCGTGCGGAGATTGAAGATGAATTTTCTCCATTAATTATTTTTATAGCTCGCGATCATAATTATCTAAATAAATTATTTTCAACTATTAAACCCGAACAACAAATAACAATTAGAATAATTGGCTCAAGATTTGAATTAAATGATTTAAAAATTTCTGTAGTTGGAGAAATTGTTAGAGCAAGTAAATTAGCCAAACTATCGGTTGGACAAGTTATTGATGATGAAGTATATGAAGAAATTGAGCCCAATAATGATGATCTTGATGAAGTAGATTATTTAGATGAACTTGATGACGATGTTGCAAGTCTTGAAGATGAAGTTGATGACCTTAAAGATGATGTTGCTGATATGGAACCAGTTGCTGATGAAGATGCTGATGAAGATGCTGATGAAGAACCAGTTGCTGAGGAAGATGCTGCGGAAGATGAGGATGAAGAACCAGTTGCTGAGGAAGAGGAAGAACAAGTTGCTGAGGAAGAGGAAGAACCAGTTGCTGATAAATCACTAGTTAAGTAAACAGATTTAATTTTTTAATTTAATTAAATATTTAATTTTTTTAATTTAATTTTATATTTCAATTTAAATATAAATTGAAATATAATTTAATTAAGTTTATTAGGCAAAATGAGTGAATTAGATAATGATTTTCCATGGTCTCTAATTAATGCCTATTTTTCTAAAGAGCATTTGCGTCAGTTAGTTAGACATCAATTAGAGTCATATAATGATTTTATTGAGAGGCAAATTGCAAATACTATTAATATGTTTAATCCTATTCTTATTAATTCAGAACATGATTATGACAAAGAAAGTAATAAATATAAATTACAAATTAGTATCACAATTGAAAACTTTGGAATTAATCGTCCTCAAATTCATGAAAACAATGGTTCAACAAAACTAATGTTTCCGCAAGAAGCAAGATTAAGAAACTTTACATATGCTTCAAATATGACTGTTACATTAAATATTAAATATACAATTAGAAGTGGTGAAAATTTAAATAATGTGAATACATTTTATAAATCATTGCCTAATATTCATATTGGAAAAATTCCAATTATGTTAAAATCAAATGTATGTGTATTAACTCATTATAAACATATTCCGTGTGAAATTAGTGGAGAATGTAAAATGGACCCAGGAGGATATTTTATTATTAATGGTTCTGAAAAAACTTGTTTAGGACAAGAAAGAGCAGCTGAAAATATTATATATTGTTTTGATATTGTTAAAAATAATAGCAAATGGAGTCATATTGCCGAAATTAAATCAGTTCCTGATTGGAAATCAATTTCACCAAAACAAATTTCAGTTATGATTAGTCAAAAAAATACTGGATATGGTTATGGTATATATATACAAATTCCGCGGCTTAAACAACCAATTCCTATTGTTGCCTTATTTAAATCATTTGGAATTATTACAGATAAAGAGATTTGTAAAAGAATTGTATTAGATATTGATAATAGTTCTAATAAAAAATACTTAGAACAATTAAAAGCATCAATCGTTGAAGGAAATATTTATTTAACACAAGAAGATGCTTTAAAATATTTAACAACACAAGTAATATTTACACCATTAAATATGGATAAAGAAACAGGGCAATTAAAAAAACGACAATTTGCAATTGAAGTAATTGCAAATGACATATTTCCACATTGTCATACAAAAGAACAAAAAATCTACTTTTTAGGATATATGATTCTTAAATTACTTAAATGTTATAATAAAGAAGTTCCATGTGATGATCGTGATTCATATATTAATAAAAGGATTGATTTAACAGGAACATTATTAAATAATTTATTTAGAAATTACTTTAATAAATTGGTTAAAGACATGCAAAAACAAATTATTAAAGAAATTAATAATGGTTCGTGGAAGTCAAGAGAAGACTATGAAAGTATTATTACATTAACTAATATTTACAAAATTATTAAATCAACTACAATAGAAAATGGATTTAAAAGGGCGCTGGCAACTGGTGATTTTGGAATAAAACAACTAAATAGTAATAAAGTTGGTGTGGCGCAAGTATTAAACCGATTAACATATATTGCAAGTTTAAGTCATTTACGAAGAGTAAATACACCAATTGATAAAAGTTGTAAGCTTATTCCTCCTCGTAAATTACATAATTCAACATGGGGATATTTATGCCCAGCTGAAACACCTGAAGGTGCATCAATTGGTGTTGTTAAAAACTTAAGTTATTTGGCAACAGTAACAATTGAAACGGACAGTGAGCCTGTTAGAGAATATGTAATTAATAATATTGAACCATTTTCAGAAAATATGATGAACGAGGTTAAGGTATTTGTCAATGGTGCATGGCTTGGTATTTCAAAAGACCCAATTAAATTATATTCTTTATTAAAAATGAAGAAATATAAAGGATTAATCAATATTTATACAAGTATAGTATTTAATTATAAAACTAAAGAAATTTTGATTTGTAATGATGCTGGTAGATTAGTCCGCCCAGTATTAAAGGTAAAAGATAATAAAACTTATTTAACAAATGAAATAATTACAAAATTAAAAAAGAAAGAATTAGATTGGAATGATTTATTAACTGATTATAAAATAGAAAACTCCGTAATAGAGTATATTGATCCAAGAGAACAAAACACAAGTCTTATTGCGATGAAATATAAAGATCTAACTAAAAAAGATAATAATTATATTTATAATTATACACATGCTGAAATACATCCAAGCACATTATTTGGGATTTTGGCATCATGTATTCCATTTTCAGAACACAATCAAGCTCCTCGGTTAACTTATCAATGTGCCATGGGTAAGCAAGCAATGGGAGTTTATGTAACTAACTTTAATAATAGAATGGATAAAACAGCATATGTCCATAGTTATGGTATGCGACCATTAGTTGATACACGTATTATGAATCTAATTAATTTAAATAAGATTCCATCTGGAGCACAAGTAATTGTGGCAATTATGACTTATACTGGCTATAACCAAGAAGATAGTATTTTATTTAATAAAAGTGCAATTGAAAGAGGATTATTTCAAGCCACTATTTATCATACAGAAAAAGATGAAGATAAAAAAGTTCATGGAGATCAAGAAATTAGATGTAAGCCCGATCCTACAAAAACAAAATCAATGAAATTTGGTAACTATGACAAAGTAAATGAAAATGGTGTAATGCCAGAAAATACTAAGGTTAATGATAGAGATATAATTATATCTAAAGTCTTACCAATTAAAGAAAATAGAAATAATCATACAAAAGTAATTAAATATGAAGATCAAAGCAGAATCTATAGAACAAATGAAGAAACTTATATTGATAAGAATTATATAGAAAGAAATGGAGAAGGTTATAATTTTGCAAAAGTGCGATTAAGAACATTGCGCCAGCCAGTAATTGGCGATAAATTCTCATCAAGACATGGACAAAAAGGAACTATTGGAAATATAATTCCAGAAGCCAATATGCCTTTTACACAAGATGGAACTCGGCCTGATATTATTATTAATCCACACGCAATTCCTAGTCGTATGACTATTGGACAATTAAAAGAAACCCTTTTAGGAAAAGTGCTTCTTGAATTAGGATTATTTGGCGACGGTACCAGTTTTGGCGAATTTAATATTAAAGACATTTGTAGTGAATTACAAAAACTAGGATATGAATCCAAAGGCAATGAATTATTATATGATGGACAAAGTGGAGAACAAATTAGAAGTAATATATTTATTGGGCCTGCGTTTTATCAAAGATTAAAACACATGGTTAATGACAAGCAACATAGTCGTAGTATTGGACCGATGGTTAATTTAACTAGACAACCGGCAGAAGGTAGGTCTCGTGATGGTGGGCTTAGGTATGGAGAAATGGAAAAAGATGCGATGGTTGCACACGGTGCCAGTCAATTTAATAAAGAAAGATTATTATATGTTTCTGATTTATTTGTTACACAAGTATGTAAAAAATGTGGAATGATTGCGGCATATAATAATAAAGAACATATTCATAAGTGTAAGGTTTGTAATAATACTACCGATTTTAATAATATTCATTTACCATATGCTTGTAAACTACTTTTTCAAGAATTAATAACAATGAATATTGCGCCCAGAATTATAACTGAAAATACTTAAAAATACAATATTTAATTTTTAATTTTTAATTTTTAATTTTTAATTTTTAATTTTTAATTTTTAATTTTTAATTTTTAATTTTTAATATTTTTTTAATGTATTTAATATATTTTTTTAATATTGTATTTATATAAATGACTTCAATAAATAGTTTTAAATATCCATTTAGCAATTATTTAGGAACAAAACCATGTGGGCCTAACTGTAATCCAGTTGGATGTAATTTAAGACCTCGGTTTAAAGAAGGAACAAATGATCTTGCTTTATCGCGAAAACAATTAAGAATGGGCAATAACCGTGTTTATATGAATAGTGACACAATTACTTCTTCTCCTAATTTAGATAATGGAACTGTAATTATTGCTGGCACTACGGTTACCCATATTGGAGGATTAACTCCATTTAGAGCATTTATGAATGCTGGCGATCCAGCATTAACATATAATTCTCCAAATATGGATCCATCACAATTACCCGGATGGAATCCATTATATAAAACCATTATTAATCAAGTATCTAGCACAAGACATTCGTCAAATGCCACAAGTAAAAGAATGAGTGGCCGCACCCCAATGATAAACTATGCACAAACTCCTATTATTCAAGGGTCTTTATGGACTGGAAATAATAAATTTGTATATGATGGGTCTGATTATGTTAAATATAAAAAACTTCGTGCTGAAAATACAAATTATAATGATATTACTTCTGGTGGCGATAATAACAACGCCTCAGTAACTGCTTTACTACGAGTTAGACATTAATTAAATTATTTAAATTATTTAATTTTTTTTTAATTTTAAACAAATTAATAAAAAAAAGGCAAACATTAAAGCGGTTAGTATATATTTATCATAAATTGTTGAATCATTTTCATAGTTACCATAATTTGTAGAATTAATAGAATTAACAGAATTTATATCAGAAATATTGGAATATGTTTCTATGGCACAACCATCACACACTCCATCTTGAGGTTCGCCAGAGCAGTCACCCCCTCTTGTACCACTAATTGGATTTGTTTTGTTAGTCCATAAGCAAGCATTAATTGTTTTAATATCTGCTTTATTTAAATAACGTGTCTCTCTTGATTTGCGTAAATCTTTATCTATCGTTTGTAATGTTACCGCGGCACATGAATTATCTGGATTTTTAGAAAAAACATCAAATAATTTTTCAGGTTTTATTCTAGTAATGCTGCCGACCAATCCAGGAAGCAATCCTTTTAACATTCCAGGTGGAACATTATCAATATATAAATATCTGTCTTTCTCTTCATCATTTTTAACATCTTTGCATTTGGCACCAGTTTTAAAAAAATATCTATTTCCTAATGGTTGATTTCCTCTTACTGCTGCCCCTTTTCCTTCAGTAAGCACCTGAATGTAATTAATTAATCCACCAATATCTCTTGTTAAAGTACCAACATCTCCTCTTGAAGATATTCCTAATTCTTCCGGCGGTTTAATATAATCTTTGTAAGGAAAATCTTGAATTCCAAAATTAACTACCATTATATATAATTTATATATTTTATATAATTTATAATTTATAATTTATAATTTATAATTTATAATTTATATATAATTTATAATGGAAACTGATAATTGTAATATATGTAATGTTAAATGGAAAAATGATATTTCAAGTATTAAAATTGCTTTAATACCTACAAACTCTAGACCATTATTACAACCTAGATTTTGGCATGTAAAAAATCGGCCTTTACAAGAAATCTTATCCACAAATAATGATAATACACTAGATATCATTGATAATCAATATAGTTTAATAAAATCTACAAATGTAAACAATGAAGATTATTTAGAATATAATAACCCTGATGTTAAATTAAACTCAGATGGTAATATTGTTTGCAATAACGAAGAAGGTGTATTTCATAATAATATGTATTCTGGGCCAGGGTGGAAAAAATCAAGAACGCATCCAAACACACAAACTGCCTTAAGAAGACCGCTTAAACATTGGCGTAAGCAATTATTTCCACGACAATTTAATATAAATGATGAATCATATGATATAACAGATTCAACAAAAACAACATCCCGAGGACGACGTAATAGTGGAGGGTTATTTGACAAACCAAATGGTTATTTTATAACTACCAAAATAGTTACTAAAGAGATTAGTTGTTTGCCAATTTATATTAATACTACTAAAGATAATTTAAATAGTTGTCTAGAATTAGATATTATTAATTATGGTAAAATAATTAATTGCTCTATAAAAACTGCTTTATTTAAATCTCGTCCTGGTTCATATACTTCAAATTCAATATACCAATTTAACAGCAATAAATCTTACTTACAAGCCAGAAGTAAATTATACTCACAACTTGCCAATTCAAATTCAACTTTGAATTTGAATTCTAGTTCTAGTTTTTATTTAAACTATAATCCTAACAATAAGTGTAAAACAGTTCCATCAATTGTAGTAAATAATAACCATTATCCCATTTCTTCTAGAACTAATATGCGGCGTAAAAGTAAAAATGCTATTATACAAAATCAATATAATATAACAAATTCATATGGTATTTCTAGTCCAAAAGATTATAGTTTAACTATTAAACTTCAACAACAGCCAACTGCAAAACTTATATCCAATGCTTATGCTAATACTATTATTTTAGGACAACCACTTACTCTAACACCAACATTTACTAATTTGTTTGGTGGTCCCGCAACTCTTATTAGAGTTTCTGATTCCACAATTCTATATTCTAATCTTATCTCTAATATCCCTTATAGTATTATTCCTAGTCCAACAATTACAACAACATATATATTAAGGGTTACTAATAATATAAATGTAACACTTGAATATAGTGTTACAATAAATGTTCAACCTGGCCCAACCGCAAGTCTAATAGCAAATGCCTATGCCATTACTATTGGAGACTCGCTTACACTAACACCTACATTTAGTAATCTGTTTGGCGGCACCGCGAATATTATTAGGGTTTCTGATTCCGCAATTCTACATTCTAACCTTATCTCTGATATTTCTTACAGTATTATTCCTATTCCAACAGTAACAACAACATATAAATTAAGGGTTATAACTAATATCAACATAATACTTGAAGCAAGTGTTACTATTACTTTTACTTATCCTACTCCAATAGTTTCTCTTGAAATAACAAGTAATAACATTGAGTCTGGCAGCTCAGTAATTTTAAAACCAATATTTAGTAATCTGTTTGGTGGCACTGCCAGTATTAGTGCCACTAATAGCAATGGGTCATCTATTCTATTTAATAATCTTATAAGTAATAACTGGGTAAATGCTCCTGTTATTACAACAAATACAACATATATATTAACCGCAACTAATATATCAAACATATCAGCAACCGCATCACAAACAGTTACTATTATTAGCCCACCGCCGCCAGCTGGTCCTGGATATTATGGAACAATTACTTTTATACTAGTTGAACCGGGTTATGGCAAATCATATAGTGTCGCAATGTATTATGGCAACCAAAGTTTTATAAGTAACAATAATTCAGGCAATGTGTCTCATGAGATTCTTGAAATTAATCGTTTACAAACTGCAAATAGTATTATAACCATTAATATTAGTATTAGTGGTAACGGTGGGCCGCCAAATTATTATAACTATATACTTAATTACAACAACTTTTATTATAATAGTATAGAACAATCAAATTGGAGAATATCTGGCGATGAATATAGAATACCAGAAAGTGTAGGAAACGCTTCACTTGAGTATAGGATTGCCGTTGAACTAAATGATGATGATTAAACTTGAACCAATTATAAAGTTACTGTATATGTTGAGTTTAACGCGTATGATATTTAGTAAATATTTATTTTATTTATTATTTTTTTTATTTTTTTTATTTTTTTTTATTAAAAAATTCAATTTCAATATTTCGTTTTGTAGTTTCAATATTATTTAATTTAGCATCTTGTGCATTTACAAAAGTAATATATTCTTGCGTTTTTAAAAGTATATTTTTATCTAATTCTGTTAAATTTATAAAACATCCGTTTGAGTTTTCGCTTACTTTTACATTATTAGTTATAAATAATTTTAAAATATCTAATTGTTGTTGTTTATTAAACTGTTCTATTGTATCTTTCGTTTTTTTTAAATATTCAATTGTATTCATATAAAATAGTATAGTAATAAAACTTTAATTTATTATTTATTATTTATTATTTATTATATATTATTTATTATTTATTATATATATAGTTAGGATGAGTAGAATTAAAATTCCTGGTATCCCTCAACCGCTTCCTGCGCCTTTAGATTTATCTAATCCTTTAACTTTAGCTAAATTAAGCTCTAAAATGGATTATTTAAGTAAAAGTAAAAGTAAAAGTAGTAATTTTAAACCAAGCCCAATTCCTGTAAATTTTTTTAAAACATCTAGTTTTAAAGGTAATAACAGTAACAATAATAAAATAAAAAAATGTCCTAAAGGAACACGTAAAAATAGAAAAACTAAAGTTTGTGAAACCGAATCGGTGATTAGATTTAGAACTAAAAGAAAATATACAAAAGGTCCCAATAAAAAATGTCCTAAAGGAACTCGTCGTAATAAAGTAACTAATAATTGCGAATCAAAATAGAAAAAATAAATTAATTAGTTATATTTTAGATTATATTAATCATAATATAATGTAAATGTCAAATATTAAACCAATTAATATTAGTCTAGATTTACTTAAAATTCCTAATAAAAAAAATAAAACAATTAAAACATCTAGCAATACTATTATAAAACCAAATATTTTAAGAAAAGAATTATTAGCAAGAATTAAATCTCATAGAAATAATAAATTAAAAGAGAATATTGGTTCAACTGGTCCAAGTGGTTCAAGTGGTTCAAGTAGTCCAACTACAAAATTACCAATTAAAATTGAGAATAAAAATAAAATAAATAAAATAGAAAACGATAAAGACGCTGATGACTTTTCACAATCAATAGATTTTTTAAAATCATTATCAAAAAAAAAACAAAATAATTTAACACAAAAAACAAATTTTCCTTTAGAAAAAACAATTCAAAATTCTGCTCCTGTAATTTCGGTTGTTTCTAGTGAAAAAATAAGCGAACCACCCACTGTTTTAAATAACACAGTAACATCTGTACCTGTATATGGTTGTCTAAAAAATGGAAGCTTACCAACATTTAGAGAATTTAAAAATAAAACAATTAAAAAACCATCTGGAAATTCTAATACTACTTTAACTATAAATGAAGTTAGTACTACCCCAATGATCAATGCGATAATTATAGAACCAGAGAAACCAGATAAACCAGAGAAACCAGATAAACCAGAGAAACCAGAATTAACTTTAGTAAATGATTTAGTGCCTATAAATATTGATGACTTTGGAAGTTCTAAAGTAACAGTGTCTGTACCCGTACCCGTACAAGAAAAGTCTTTAACTAAACCAAAAACTATTAAATATACTTTAGGAAAAAAAGATAATATAGTAAGTGTTTTAATTAAAAATGCTCATACTAGAAAAAATATAGTAGATTCCATTGCTCGTGTAAAAGAAACCAAAATTACAGACATGAAAAAATATTTAAAACAACATAATTTACTTAAATCCGGAAGTAAATGCCCGCCAGATATTATTAAAAAAATATACGAACAAAGTTTTCTTTGCGGAATTATAAAAAATAATAATAAAGATAATTTAATTGAAAATTTTTTAAATAATTAATATAAAATAAAAAAAAGTATATGTATATATATATATTAAAATGGGAATTGAAGATTATATGCCACCAAGCGCTGCGACTAATGCTTCCCCCATAAGCGGCGGAGGCAAAGGAGGAATGAAAGAGATGGTTAAAGCGGTCAAAGCCGCGACTTTAGCAGTTAAGGCTGCCAAAAGCGCGGTAAAAGCAGCGAGACATACAAAACGTGTCTGTCCTAGATATTGTAGACGGAAGACTCTTCGTTGCAAGCGATATGTTCGTATTAATAGACGCAAAACTAGACGTTCCAGAAAATAAATATTTTAACATTTAAGTAATTTAGCTTTAAATATCATTTAAAATATATTTAAAATGATATTTATATTATATATTATAAGATAGTAATATTTATGACTATAGTTGAAGAATATTTAGAGTTAACAAAAAAACATAAAAAAGAATATGGAGAGAAAACTTTAGTATTAATGCAAGTTGGTTCTTTTTTTGAAGCATATGGATTAATGGATAAAGATAATAATATTTATGGAAGTGATATAGTTAAATTTGCGGAAATAAATGACATGGCAATTAGTAAAAAAAACATTTGTGTAGAAAAGCAAGGGGTTGTTATGTCTGGATTTGGATTACCTCAGTTAGAAAAATATATTAAAAAAATGCAAGAAAATGGATATACAATTCCAGTATATACGCAAGATAGTGCGCAAAAGAATACTACTAGAAACTTAAGTTGTATTTTCTCTCCTGGCACTTATTTCTCAAATGAGAGTCGCGAACTATCTAATAATATAACGTGTATTTGGATTTATACCTCATATAACATAATAACAAAAATAGAAAATGTTAGTGTAGGAATATCAAATATTGATATTTTTACAGGAAAAACTTGTATTTTTGAATTTACTAAACCTTATTATCATAATCCAGCAACATATGATGAATTAGAAAGATTTATATCTATTTATAATCCGAATGAATGTATTATAATTAGTAATTTGCCAAAAAATGAAGTTGATGATATTATTAGTTATACACAAATAATATCAAATAAAACTCATAAAATTCATATGAATGATAGTGAATCTGCCTTTTATAAAGAATTACAAAATAGCGAAAAACAAGTATATCAAAAAGAAATTTTAACTAAGTTTTATAAAAATATTAATATTGAAACATTATTTAACTCAATTCAACATTACGGAATTTCTATTCAATCTTTTATTTTTTTATTAGAGTTTACATATAAGCACAATCCTAATTTAGTGGATAAAATAAGTGAGCCACTAATTGAAAATTATGGAGATCATTTAATCTTAGCCAATCATAGTTTAAAACAATTAAATATTATAAGTGAAAACAAAACAAAGTATGCCAGTGTATCTGCGTTATTAAATAATTGCATTACACCGATGGGAAAACGTGATTTTAATTATATATTATTAAATCCAATTACAAATATTGAAAAATTAAATGAATCTTATAATATTACTGCACATTTATTAGAGAATGATTGGACTGTTTATAGAAATAATTTAAATAATTTTAAAGACATTGAAAAGATTAAAAGAAAATTAATTATGAAAAAAATTACACCAAAAGATTTTTGTTTATTAAATGACAATATTAAATCAATCCTTATTCTTTATGATATTTGTAAAAAAGATAAGGTTTTAATAAATTACTTTGAAAAATATTTTAATAGTAACAGTGAGACAATAAGATTTGAAGATTTTCATGTCATTGCATTAAATATTAGTAATACTATTGAAGAAACATTTAATATTAATATTGCAAAAGAGATTGATGAATTATCAAGTGATAAGTTAAATAATTTAGTAATTGAAAATTTAATGTATTTAAACATAAATATTGATGCCAAAATTGCGCAGTCATATAAATCATCTTTAGACAGTGAAAATAAATTAACTGCAATTACTTGTTATTTATCAGAGTTAATTAAAAAATATGAAAAAAATGTTAAAGCCACAGAGTTTGTAAAAATACATGAGACTCCAAAATCAGATTCAACATTACAAGCAACAAAAAGAAGAACTGAAATTTTAAAAAAAATAATTACTGAACTTGCCAATAAAACTGATAAAATAATATTAAAATATCATTCAAGATTTTCTAATTGCGAAGAAGAGTTTGACTTTTATATAAATGATATCAATTATCTCTCAACCTCTGGAAATCAAACAAATATGATTATTTCAAATCAACAAATTCGTAATATTTCTTCTGAAATAAATACAAATAAAGGAAAACTCATTGCCAATTTAGAACTATATTATGATAAATTTATAAATAATTTTATTAAATATAATATTGATATTATTATCTTATTTATTGCCCAAATTGATATACTTCAATGTAAATGTTATATCGCCAAAACATTTAATTATAATAAACCAGAAGTCATAGAAAAAAATAAATCATTTGTTAAATTTGAAGGATTGCGGCATCCATTAATAGAACATATTAATACAAGAGAAATTTATATTGCAAATAGTTTAGACTTATTAACCAGCATAAATGGGATATTATTATATGGAACAAATGCGGTTGGAAAAACCAGTTTTATTAAATCGGTTGGTATTGCAATCATAATGGCACAAGCTGGATTATATGTTCCAGCTAGTAAATTTTATTATTACCCATATAATTCTATTTTTACTAGAATATTAGGTAATGATAATATTTTTAAAGGCTTATCTACCTTTGCGGTTGAAATGATAGAATTGCGAACTATTTTACAATTATCAAATGAAAGTAGTTTAATATTAGGCGATGAATTATGTTCTGGAACTGAAAGTGATTCGGCATTAAGTATTTTTGTTACAGGACTAGAGGAGCTTCATAAAAAAAATTGTACGTTTTTATTTGCGACACATTTTCATGAAATAGTAAATTATGAGGAAGTAAAATCGTTATATAAAATGAAATTATATCATATGACTGTATTATATGATAAAAGTAAAAATATGTTAATATATGACAGAATATTAAAAGAAGGCCCTGGAGATAGTATGTATGGGTTAGAAGTTTGTAAATCGCTTAATTTGTCTGATGAGTTTTTAACACGAGCTCATTATTTAAGAATTAAATATAATAAAATGTATAAATCAGTTTTACAGCAAACTGCTTCAAAATATAATAGTGAAAAATTAAAAGGTGGGAACTGCGAGCTATGCAAATCTAAAATTGCGAGTGAAATCCATCATTTAGAATATAAAAAAAATGCGGTTGATGATTTTATAGTTAATAAAAATACATTCTCTATTAATCATCCAGCAAACTTAATTAATATTTGCGAAGATTGTCATAATAATATTCATAAAAATAATACAAAATTAATGAAAAAAAAAATAACAAATGGTTATGACTTATTTTAGATAATATTATAATATTATAATATTGGAATATTTCAGTATAATAAAATGGATAGAACATTTTTGTTTTTATTTGTCTGTTTTCCAGCAAGAGTATTATTGGCTTATTTTGCCAAAAATATATCTTCTTACTATTTACCTTTTTTCTCACTAATCACATTTGTTATTGGAATCCAATTTATTAGACATTATATAAAAAATGAACCAAAGATTGGTTTTTTTGGTTCAAATGTTTGGTGGGAAAATTATAGATTAATCCATGGGATTGATTTTTTGCTTTTTAGTGTAGCAGCATTTTTTAAAAATAAGAATGCGTGGTTATTTTTATTATTAGATGCCATATTAGGTTTATTATTTTTTATTTATGAAAAATATGTTATTAAAATTAGAATGATAACAAATAAATATTTTACTCACGAGGAGTTTATTAAATAAATTAAATAAATTAAATAAATTAAATAAATTAAATAAATAAAATAAATTAAATAAAATAAATTGATTTAAATTTAATTTATTATATAAAATTATACAATGATTATTCCTATTAAGTGCTTTACTTGTGGAGAAGTAATTGCTGATAAATATCGTTATTATCAAGAAACAGTAAGAAAAATGAAGTCAGAAAAAGAAATGGATATTAATAATGTAATTTATTTAACACAAGATAATATTAAAAAAACACCAGAAGGAGAAGTATTTGATCAATTAAAACTTAAATATTGCTGTAGAAAGCATCTATTAACTCATGTAGATTTAGAATAATAATATTAATAATTATATATATAATATATATAATATATAC